AACACAATATATTGTGTTTTTAATCAAAAAGGCCTCTTGACAGGCTCGATTTTACTGATTCCGTTGTAAAGTTCATCAGCAAGCTGTGCCAGACTGTCCGGTGCATCATCGTGCGGAACTTTGCCAAGCTGCGTGAACATCGTCACTTGCTCCATGAACGCTTTGTACTCTTTCGACTGATGCTTCTCGTCAAGGAAATAGAACCGTTTGATGTCCGGCGCATACTGGATGATTCTGGACAGCTTGCTTTGGCCGCTGGGTGCGCGCTGGCTACGGACAGAACAGTGATAGCCCTGTTGCCGAAGCTGGCTGTCTACCACGTCACAATATTCATCACCACCGTTGTTGGCTTCGCCACGCACCACATTGATTTTGTGCTGGATGATTTTGCCCACGACTTCCGGCCTAGTCACGGTCTTATCGCCATTGTTGAACACAAGGTCTTGGATGAACACAGCATCACCGTACACATAAGCAATAGGGCAGGCGGTGAAGTCGCCGCCACCCCATGCAATATCCATGACCATGAGCTTGCGATCGGGCTCACCATCCGGCAGAACACCGTTAAAGTATCGCAGTTCATCGGCAGGGAATAGCAGACCTTCACGCACATAGGGCTTGCCCATGTACTTTGCCCACCATGTTGCATCGTCAATGCTGGCTTTCATATCGGCATAATAGGCATCGTCAAATCCAACACCGTAGTCATAGTTGAAGTTGCTGTGTCCATTCTCATCCACAGCAGGAATCACCCGGAATCTGTACTTTGGATTGTCTGCGTACTGGTTCTGGATGCGCCCCAAAGGGTCAAGCACGTTCCAGCGTGTACCAACCATCAGCTCCAATGCGCCCTGCTTTTTACGGTCTTTCAGCTGGTTCAAGTAGGCATCATACTTGTTGTTCAGACGCTCAACGTTCAGGCTTTCTTCCAAGTCCTCAATCAAGTCATCGCTGTACAGCACGCCGCCCTCGCCAATTTCAACTGCGCCGGTCAGCGTACCGCCGATTGAGCGGCAAGTCAGGGTGGGGAAACGCTTCTTTCGGTTCAGATCAACGCTTTCGTCCTTTGCGCTCTTGTCCACAAGCTGAACGTCAGGGAAGATTTTGCCCCAGTTGTAGGTCACAGGGTCAGTGATGATGGACAGCACTTCGCCATAGAAGCCGTTAGTCAGCTTGTCAGAATGTCCGCTCATGACCGATGCAACGTCCGGGCGGTTGCCCATCAGCCATGTGATGAAAAAGATGCACAGCGTACTGTTATGGGTAGAAATCAGCCGTTTGCCAGCGCAATATACGCCGCCCTCAACCTGAATGCAGTTGCCCTGCTTCGGCTCGATGCGCTCAAACCCGCAAAATGCCACACGGCGAGGTTTGGAGAACTCCTTTAACTGCTTGCGAGGAACAACGCAGGGAATAGGGCAGGTAGGATTAAAAGAGATGGAATAAACCGTCAGATTTCCTTTAATGCCACTAGATGATACACGAGGTGGATATTCAACCACGCTACATCTCCATCCAAAGGTAGAAACCAGCGTGACAAAATCATCTCTCATTTGCAGCTCTGTGGTAGAAAAAGCGTACCGATGCTCTTTTGCCCGTAACGTACCGTCTGTATCGAGCAGCCCAGCAAGCAATTCCATGCGCTGTGCAATGCTGGCTGTAAAGTATTCTTCTGGGATGTGCTTCACGCAGCGGCGGTGACTATGGCACATATCGCCTTTTTGGAGTGCCTGTCGCAAGCCAGAGAATCCGTAGTACTCAACGCCAGTATCCTTATGGACAGTGTGCCAGCTAACAGGGTATCCATCGTTAATAACACGCTCAACAATCACTCGATCACAAGGAGGTTCGCAAATATCCGGGTGCTGATTGCGACCATCGCCAAGCCATGCACCCAATGTGTACGGCTCAACAGGCAGTTTCTTATATTCTCCTTCGACAAAATTTTTGAACGGAACCTGATAGCAGAATCTTATACCGTCCTTCGTGTCGGCAACATAATCTTCCATCATCCGCTTGGTTTCGATTACATCAAATCCGTTCTTATGCCGGTTAAAGACCGGCCACTCGTGGTTTTCGTGGCAGTCAATGTATGTGCCGTCAGAGAAATGGCATCGCACATCAAGCTGGCACTTAGGAGATACAGCCAGCACCTTTACAAACTTGCCTTTTGGACTGATAACTTCATCACCAACCTGCAAATCGCCGTGATTCTTCCAGCCGTTTCGCGTAAGAATTGGTGTATCATCACTCAAAGCCTTACCTACGCGAGCCGGAAGACTGACCCCCAAGAAATCTATCCGCTTATAGAACAAGTCCTCTAGGTCGTCTGCCAGCACTTTTAGCACTCTGCGTCTGGGCTGATAGAACTTCTTCTCCGGCGCACGATTCCATTCAAGGTAGATGCAATAACTGTCAAACACGTCCTTTGCTTCAAACAGGTACGTCCGGCTGATAATATCATAGACCTTCGCCACGTCCTCGCCTGTTTTCATCTTGCCCATCATGGTTGCACAGACGGAGCGCAGCTCACCAGAGTATTTGTAGGCATCGAACCGTTTGTCCTGCGGCAGAGCGTCTTTCAGGTTCACGACCGCCTGAAACCAGTCCTCATAGACCTGTGCTTCGGTCGGATTCTGTTTTGCATACGCTTTGATGCTGTCGATGATGGCAATGCACTGTTTTGGCTGCATAAAAAAATAGGCACCCCCTACCTGAAAATGTAAAGAGTGCCTACAACTGCACAAAAATCAAATATTCGGTTTTATAATGCTGTTTCGGAAAAATTATTTACTAAAATCCATCTTAATAAACGGGTTGCTCAGTTTATTTGACTTCTTTTGCAAGCTGGCTGAGCCTGCGTTTCAGCTCGTCCGCATCGTAGTACAAAGCGTCTGCGATGGCATTGAGAATATCCGGCTTGTCGGTGTAATCACACAACGTTTCAATGAGCTTCAAGCTCTGATCTGACAATTTTGCGGGTTTCATGCTTTATTCCTTTCTATGACTATGTAAAGTAGGTTTTGGTTGTTCGTCTCCTAGCATCAGCTTATAGCGGAGATACTTTTCGATAATACTGTGTCTTTCTGCCAGTGTACCATAAATAAAGACGAGAGCATCTTTAGCAGCATCGTATTCATTCGGAAAAATGATAATTTCCTCGTTTGCAAAAGTCACGGTGCAGTTTTCCGAATGGCAAGCTTCCAAGAACCGCTTGATTTCGAGGAATCCACCAAAGTCAAGCATAGACCGCAGTGTGATGCTACCATTCTTAACAATCAGTTCTTCTCCCTGCATATTATCCAGCCTTTCTCTGTTCAGCAATCCGATACCATGTCTGGCGTGTCACACCAAGCTGTTTTGCGGCATCGGTGACGGTCAGTAGACGCTTTTCCACCTGTTCATGCAGAACATCAAAGAGGTTGTGGTCGTACTCGGTAGGCTTGCGGCCTTCCCTGTAATCAGGTCGCTGGCTGGCAATCTTTTTGCCCTCTCTAGTGCGCTCAACAATCATGTCACGCTCAAACTCTGCAAAGGCAAGCATAACAGTCCGAATGACTTTTCCAGTAGGGGAGTTATTCATAACCCCCATATTCAGAATGTTCACCGAAACGCCCTTATCAATGAATTGGTCTATCAGTTCAAGGCCATTCTTGGCAGAACGAGCAATACGGTCAAGTTTCGCCACGATCAGCGTGTCTCCCGGCTGGATTTCAGCCATCAGCTTGTCAAGTTCAGGTCGATGCAGCTTCGTTCCGGTGTAAACATCCGAAAAGATTTTCTGTGCGCCGTTGGCTTTCAAAAGTTCAGACTGGGCTTCAAGGCTGTTGCCGTCAATCGCCTGTCCAGCGGAACTGACACGAGCGTAACCGTAGATCATTCAGAATCACCGTCCTTTACTCTATGTCTATACCTTCGCAATTTTTGAACTGTGCGTCACGAGGAACAACTACAATTTTATAGCCCATCATATTCAGCATTTCGTTTAGCTTATTAACGCTAATATTTTTTTGAGAAAGACGTTCGCTTAAAGTTGGCTGTTTAATTTTAAGCCTGCTGCAAAGCTCTGCTTGCTTTATGTCCTCTTTTCTCATAACTTCTTTTACCGCTTCTCCTGCTTTCATTTTTGCACCCTCTCTTTCTTGATGCTATTATATCAGATGAACCCTATAAAGTCAAGACATTTCTGATATTTCCACAAATAACAAATAAGAAAAGCCAGTGGTTAGAGAACATCTAGCCGCTGGCTTTTTGTGTTATGCGTTAATCTTGAATAGCAACCACTTCATAAGAGCTATAACCAGTAAATCCACTCAATGGATAAAGCTCAAACGATGCTGTTTGGCCCGAAGCAAGGCTGTCCATGATGTAAGTATACTCACCGCCAACAGGAACTTCATTGCCTTCGGTGTCTTTCATTTTGTAAAGAACAATGACCTTGACTGCATTGCTTGTAAACTGGCTATTGTTTGTAACCTGTCCAGTGAATCGCAAATCATAGCCGGAACCACGTTTGGAAACATTTGTAACAGCAAGTTCGCCAGCACGAACAATCTGATTGGCAGGGCTTGCTTCGTGAACGTTCCAATTCTCTGCGCTTGTCGTATACTCAATTCTTGTCGGCTTAACACCATCGGAATCAAAAGCGATATAATCGCCATACCAATAAGAATCACCCTCGCCAACCCAGTCCAGCGTTTCAGAATCGGTCTTTAAGACGGAGCCATCTTCGCCGTATACCGTGACATTCAGCGAAACAAAATCAACTGCCCAATCGGTGTTGGGATTTTCAACCAGAACTGCGTAAAACACATAGTATCTCGTTTTGCCGTATTCGTACTTGGTTTCAAGATGGCTATGGGATTCTTTGATCGTTATGGGTTGCACCTGTGTTGCATTGGTCTCTTCCAGCTCAATAGGAGCAGACCATTCATCGGGTTTCGTTGTTGCCATTGCGCTAATAGGCATGGCAAGCATCATAGCCGCTGCTAGAGCCGCCGCAATGATTCTCTTTCTCATTTTTGATTCTTCCTTTCTTTGGCTAAAATTTTATATAACGCTTGAAATACCATGTGCCATAAGATACACACCAAAAACCAAAAAAGCGGCGCCGATAATAACGCCCCATATTGAAGCGGCAATCTTTTCGTTCTTTTCTCTCTTTTCTTTGTTCTTGTCATTCTTTTGGTCCATTACAGATTCCTCCCTTTCAAGGCTTGTAAGGCAAGTATAACACAGAAGCCAGACCCTTTGTAGGGGTCTTTTTGTTTTTGCGGGAAATTTTTGAGATTGACAATGGGGGTGGGGTGATTTTTTTGAGCCTTTTTTATTTTTTCGGTGGCGACGAGACTGACCGGGCGGGGCTGGGCGGCGGCTATATACCCCGCCGGTGGAGACCACAGCCCCAGCGCACCCGGACAGACTGCACAGCGTCGGCAGCAAAGCAAACCATGCCAGATATACCAGGGCTGGCAAGTACCAGGGCATACCATGCAAGACACGGCACACCGACCAACGCCCGGGCGCTGGACACGCTGCACCGGTCTGCACTCGATACCAGACCGCCCACGCCGGACAGATCGGGACTGTGCAGGACGCTGGAGGGCGTGGAGTGTGTCCAAAACTGTGCAGATATGGACAGCACAATTTTGCCATTTTGTGCCAGAAAAATAAATCAGAAAAATCTTATATTTTTGTCCAAAAGGTATTGACATATAAGATATATCTGATATAATAGAATCAAGATAAGACATATCTGATAAACCACATCACGAAACATCAAAACAGGAGGACAAAAGCCATGAAAAAGACCATCGATTATACCGCACTTGCTGATACCATCCGCGCCGAACTCAACGCCCGGCATGACCGCAGCGCATGGGATAAGGCCGTCACGCTGTACGCTCTCGACCTGTTGGACGATGTGCAGGAGGGCGCGGACAATATGGAGCGGCTCCCAATTGGCGGTGAAGAGCTTGAGCGGTGGGCGCTCAACGGTGCAAGCTGCTGGGAGCAGTACAGCAACGGCGGCTGCTCCCTCTGCTATAACGCAGACATTGCCGCCCGTGTCTGCACCCCGTCCGAACTCAAGCGCAAGCACAGCGGGACGTATGAGCCCAACAGCCGCGAAACGTGGCTTGACGTGCAAGCCCGCGCACTGTATCAGGCTTGCAACCGTATCCGCACCATCTGCCGCACCAACGGTCTGTATTGCAAGGGGGTGCAGTAATATGCTAGTACTCGATGCAACCCAGTGGGCAGCCCTCTGGTACGTTGGCGTTTAGTATCAGAGAGGAGATTTTTTCAAAATGATATTATCTTGTATTTTGTTCTTTTTTTGGTTTTTCAGCGCGCTGTTCAAGTCGAGTAAGTAAGGAGGGCTATATATTATGACTACTAATAAGGGGTATAACGCAATGACTGGGCTGTATACGTCCCGTTACTATGCACGCAAGGCCGCAACCGGCGCAGATGTTGTTGTTAAGGTCTGTGGCGGCTATACCATCATGACGGCAGCAGATTATAACGTTTGGTTAAATCAACGCTGACACAATTTCAGATTTTACCCCGCCCACGCTGGCGGGGCTTTTCTTTTGCCTTGCATCGACACGGTGCAGGGCTTTTCTTTTTGCCCGGCGGTGTATCAGCTTCTCACAATCGTTTACGGCTGTCTTTCTGCCGTCAATGCAATTATACCACCACAACGCCAAAACCGTTTACAGGGCTTTACAGGGGCTTTTCCGTTGATTTGCCACATTCCAGCGCACACAATACAGCAGATACACAAGCTTTCTATGCACCGTCTGCGACACGCTGGAGGGCATACTGTCAAGCGCTACACCTCCGCAGATACCAGATACCACCGCCACGCTGGACGCTGTACAGCTCAAAACAGCCGCCTATTATAATAAGGTATATAAGGGTACAGCGGTGCGCCCTGTTATGGATCCATGCCCGGCGGTGCAGCATAGCGCAGACCATGCCAACCCGGCGGCTTGCAATCTGGCACCGGTCAGCAGTTAGGGCGCACCGGGTCAGCCCGGCACCCTCCACCCGGCGGGACAGTCCAGCAGTAGGAGCACGGCGCGGCGGGCGGCGCGGAACTATTGACGGCTACCGCCGTATCTCTTTTCGGGCTTTCGCCCGATAGCCAATAGAGGTCAGCAATAGTCGCAGCGTTCCGGCTGGAATAGTCGTAGCCAATAGCCGTAGTTTCTCCAATAAAATAGTCGCAAAGTCGTCAGATGACCAGCTTTTGAAAGTCCTATATATAGTATAGTAACGAGCTGTCCGCTGATAGTCGCAGAGCGATAGTCGTAGCGTTTTCTTGCGAGCCATCGTCAAATAGTCGTGTGTTTTTTGTGTGAAATAGTCGTTCGCCTTTTATGAAAAGAGAGATGCAATAGTCGCTAAGTCCTCCGACATCTCCCAAAATCAATATATGTCAAGACACCCGTCAATTTTAATCCCCATTGCATTACCTCAAAATCTTTAGCCATCGTACTTATTATAATAGTCGCAGATAATTGCTCAATCTTTTTAACTATTATTCTGCCATAATAGTCGTATCATCCGATTCGGCTCGTTCTCCTTCAATTTAATTACCGACAACTACAATCATATCATATCAACCAACTAGGATTATCCATTTGACAAATACCTCAATACTTTTAACTATCTAATAAGACTATCCACTAGTCAATTGCTTCCAATCTGTAATCAACCACTCATACAGTAATGCAACATTTCTACATATTCAACCGACTACAAAATGAAGTCAATTCTCCATGTGAAATAGTCGTATACTATCCACCAGTCCGAACCTCACGCTAGTTCTCGCCTACGGTCTGCTCTGCTGGCTAACGGTGTAGGTTTGGAGATAGAGGGTTGTAGGGGGAAAGAACCAGTTTGCAATTTCGCATAACTGTTATTTATTCACTTTTGAACTATCGTAGCACACCCGGCTCCGTCAACGCGCGCGCTGGCGCATATAACGCCCGCGGACGCGCTAAACACACGGGGAGGGAAAGGGGGAGCACGGAAGATGTTAGGGGGATTATAGGGGGTAATAGGGGTTGTAGGGGAAAGAGGGGGACAAAAGGGGGAAAGAGGAAACAAGGGGGAAAGGGGACAAAAATTTGAAAGCCATTTGCGAAAGTGATAGTCAAAGCGTTTTTTCGTCTTAATCAGTCCTGCGATTAGACGATTCTTTCTCAAATTCAGACCTCGCCGTTTCGCCCTGATAAATAACAAGAGAAAAAAGCACGGAATAGTCGCAGAGGGTAGTTTTACTACCTGACACCATTCCATGCTTTCTGATACAGTAGTTTTGTAGCCGCGCGAGCTAAGATTAGATATTCTTGGCTTTCTTGGCTTCTCTTGCCTTACGCAAGCTCTCTGCCAATGCTTCACGCTGCTCTTCGTTGATCTCACGAGTGACAGGAGGCCGGAACTTCACAAGACGTTTCGGCATCGAATAGGTCTTAGATTCCTTGCACCGCTTGGCAGACAGTTCCTCCATGAACTTGTACGTATCAGGAAACTGCTCACAGAGCTTGTCCAGCTTGCGAATGTAAACCGGGTCAGCCGTGTAGATTTCTGCGGTATCTTCCGCTGCGTTGAAGTTGATGATAGTCTCACGTTCGATGTTGGTAAGTGCCATAGTTGTTTTCCTCCTGTATTTTGTGTAGTGAAAAATATTTATGAGGTTCAGACGGTATCAATCCATCCAAGTATACTCTTGGAACCGTTGAATCTGCTTGTTAAACGTGATGGGAAGGTCGCCTATCTCGCCTTCCTTGTTCTTGCTTAGCCGGAACAGGTACTTGTCGGGGTTGTCGCCGGACAGAAGGATGATTGCATCTGCGTCCTGTTCAATCTGTCCGCTCTCTCGCAAGTCGGAGTTGGTAGGCGTTGCTCCGGGCTTGGATGGGTTTCGATTAAGCTGTGCCAGTGCCACCACGACAATACCTGTGGTCTGCGCCAGCTCGTGTAAGGCAATAGATATGGCTGTAATGGCGGCATATCTGTCCTTTGCGCCTGTTTCGTGGATGAGTTGAAGATAGTCTACGAAGATAACCTGAGCCTTTTTACGGAGAGCCTGCGCCTTCATCCACGCCACGTTCTTTCCGGCAGCGGAGCGTATATATAAGGGCATCTTCATGTTCTTTGCCTGTCCGTCAATCTCATTCAAGCTGACCGCCTTATTTTTCACCGTGTCCAGAGGGCAGTATATTTGATTGGCCATCAGACGAGCGCCCAGCTTGCGTTTGCTGGTTTCCAAGCTGAAATAGTACACGGTGTAGTCCTGTTTTGCCATGCTTGCTGCTATTTGCAGAGACAGGGCTGTCTTGCCCGCAGACGGTCTGCCGCCGATGATGATGAAATCACCCGGTGAGATGTGCAGTGCTTCATCCAGACGCTCTAGGCCTGTCTTGATATACACAGGCTTTTCGTCCATGTGAAGCACATAGTCGTTCAGCACATCCTCGTATGTCCACGCATCTTCTTCCTCAGCTTTCAGGCTCATTGCTTCGCCCATCTGCTGGTAAATGTCTGATAGATCAGAATAGTCGGTAAGCTCGCTGGTCATCTGAAATGCCAGACCTTGCACACGAGTGAGTGCAGCTTGTTCTCTGATAAGCTGTGCCCAACGCTGCATCTGCTCCCTGTCAATTCGTACACACTCTGATTCACAGGTTTGTACACACGCCAAGAGCGTCTGCGCTACGTCCGGATGCTGCGTGTTTATCTCGACTATATCTATCTTACCCCTAGCCGTCCAATAGCCCTGAACAGCCGCAAAAGCGTCTCTCAGCTCAGGTCTGAACAAGTCAAGTTCAAGGTCTGGTATGATTTCATCCACAACGCCCGGCTTGCAGAGCATCAGCGCACCGATAAATACCGTTTGAACGTCCATTGTCATAGTCTAGGAAACTCCATCTCCGTACTTTGCTCGTACTGGTCATCCTGTTTTAATGCGTAAATGTCCTGCCACCCGGCATAGATGCTCTGGTCAAGAATGGCTTTCCAGTCGTGCCGATCAAACTTTTCCAGCTTGTTGCAGAGCATCTGTTTTGCCCGGTCTGTCATAGGCTTTTTGATTCTTGTACGCATCTGTGCGAACTCTCGCAGGGATTCCAGCAGGGCTTTATCGCCATGAGCAAAGTCGGAGAAGATGTCAGGTTTCTTTTTGACCGCACTCTCCGGCAAGGTCTTGATATTCATCTGACTGTCAGTTGATACAATGGGCTCATTGTCATCTGACTGTGAGCTCATAGATGAGCTGACCTTCATCTCATTTATGACATGAGGATGAGCTGACTTTCGTGTAGACCATCCTTTTGACGCAATATCGCTTCTTTTCAACTCTTCATCGAGCAGATGTTTAATCAAAATGAAACAAGATTCTGCCTTTTTTGAGTTCAAAGTTGCGTCTTTTCCTTCAAAAACGTATGCACAGATTGCATCGTAGAGTTCTAATTTCTCTTTACTTTTCAGTGTGGAGATGGCTTCAAAGTAGTATCGTTGGAATGTAAAGCTGTCTCGTTTTTTGTCCATGCTTAATCCTCTTTGTAGCGTTTGTTCCATACTTCGATGGCTTTTTCCTTGCCAAATGTTACAGAAGTGCTCACCCCGCATTTTCCGCAGACTACCCAATTAGCCATGTTAATGTCAAGTGGATGAAGCACTTTTACAGTCGGCGGTTCCGCACCGCAGAACGGGCATCTCTTGAGTTCTGTCATTTTCTAAATCCCTCTCTTGTTCTTGTGATTCGCTTATGCGCCTTGACAGGCCTTGCGCCTTTGCCGTACGCTGGGCGAATATGTTTTGCCTTGATGTACCCGCAAGGCGGCTTCGGCCCAAAGTCGAAAAGGCTCAAGTCCATAATGATGATGCCAAACTTCTTGTTCGTCATGCTTACTGCTCCTTACGCATACCATTTCGGTGCTTCGTTAAAGATTTCCACGCCTTCTGTAAAGCCAAGCCTATCTAAGGTTTCTCACATAATGCCATCCATCGCGCCATGCACCCGCTCCTCATCATCTCCATATGCTCTGTACGCCTCTCGCATGGCAGCCGTAAACGAGTCAATCATATCTTGTGTAACAACGATATTGTTTTCCATAAGCCCTCCTATACCATCGGAAACGTCATTCAATGCGTCACAGGACGCTGAATGTTCGGGTCAATAGTCGGTGTTGTATCAATAGCATCCAGCACCTTATCGTAGAAAGCTCCTCCATCGGGATTCGAAAACGAACTAGCTCTGTCTGCGTCCAAAGCGCATTTTTCAATCTTCTGGCGCAGCGCATCTGCATCAATCGGCCTCATATCTGTCAACCCTCCGGCGCATAAATGCGCATCCAATGTGTGACCGTCACGTTATCCGGCAGTCTCTCGCCTATTTCGTCCCAAAACTGACCGTCTGCGTAACAGCCAAGAAAATACGCTGTCGGCGAGAAGCCTTGCAACATTTTTCCATCTTTATCACGCCACGTTGTCTTAGCCGCAAGCAACAAAGGCTACGTCCGCTCTCGTGACGGTTCGCTTGCTGGATGCCAAAGTGTGTTAGCCATGCGCGTTCTCCATTTTCGCTCCACAGTTCGGGTAGTAGTTCCAACGTGTGTGATGATTTTTTGTGTGGCATCTGCTACACTCGAACCTTGTGAACGTATCGTCCTGTACAATCCATTCAGCGGTACGCTCTAAGGCTGTCGGAGCATCTTCCACAATGTCAATGGCATCGCCAATGCCGCAAGCACGGCATCTAACTCCATTGTAGTTCTCGCAGCCATCGCAATATGCTTTCTGGATTCTTTCAATAAGTGCGTTTCGTTCAAGATATTCTGGATAATTAGCCATTGTCTTTTACCTCGATTGTTGGTGCAGTGTCGATGTAATCAAGCACATCATCTAGCGCATATCCCATGTAGGCGTACTCAACAGTAAACTCTTGCTCTAATTCCTGCATCCATTCTTCAATGCGTTTCCGTAGTGCATTGGCATCAATCGGTCTGGCTCTCATTGCTCGTCCTTTCTTCAAATCGTGTTATTCAAACTTAACCGTAAACGCTAAATATGATTGCAAACCCAACAAGAAAGAAAAGAACATTGACTGCTACAACCGCAATGGCTTTCAAGGTTATGTTGTCTATGTATTTTTCCAAAGTTCTAAGAACTATATATTTTTCGAGCAAATAAATCGGAAAAACGAACACAAAACCAATCATTGTCGTCAAAACAAAACCGAGTACAATTTCAAGCAAAGACATTTTTCTTTCTCCTTTCAATCTCCGTGCAAACCGCCTTGTAGAACGCATCCCACGTCTCATAGTCGCAGGAATCGCCAAAGTCAAATCCTGTCCGCTTGCGCTCTGCAATGTCACGTTCAAAGCAATCCAACGTCTTGTCGGTCAGCTCCGGCAGAAGCGAGATGATGTATCTGCAAACAAGACTAGGCATATATGACCGTCTGCCCAAGCAATAGCGGACAGCGCAGTTGCAGACCGCTCCGAAGTCGTCATTGGTTGGGTCTACCATGCCTTTTGGCACATCCGACTTCAAATCGTTCACGCTGCATTGAAGGGCTTCTGCGAATTTTGCCAGCCGCGTTTCCTTCTTTACGCCACGCTTTTGCTTTTCAACGGCACTGACGTACGCACTGGTTGTTCCAATCATCCTCGCAACATCTTTCTGCGTGATGCCAAGTTCAATCCTGCGCTTCTTGATTTTCTCCCCTGTTGTCATCTTTCTTCTCCCAGTCTTTGCACACATAGTCTGGTTCTGCAAAATAAGTCTTGCACTCAGACATACCATTGCAGCAGACCCACGAAAAGCTGTCATACCATTTACAGTTTGAGCAGGACTTGTCCACAGTTTGGCATAAAAGTTTCCCTTTGCTGTCCAGTAGAATGCCATTGCTCAGCCTGATTACATTACTTCCGCTCATCTTTCTTCTCCCATTCCTTGCATCCACGTTCATCCCACACGAAGTCTGCAACGTGTTCTGACTGGTCGTTCACGCACACACTCTCCGGCTCTGCGTACCATTTGCAAGAGCCGCAGGACGGCTCTGTCCTATCCTCGCAGTTGTGTACCGTGCATCGAACGACTTTGTTATTTCCGAATTTGACAACGCCCCTGCGAAGGCATTGTCCAGCGGTGCAATAGAAACTCATCCTCTCTTCCCTCTCTTTCTCCTTCTGTTGGCATTGAATCGCCCGATCACTCGCTTATACTCCTCGTAGCACTTCGGGCATAGGTCGCCGTTAGTCATGTTCTTCCACCTCTCTGTACTCCACTTCAATCTCCTTCGGCAAAGCCGTCTGATACTTCTGAGCCAACTGTTCTGCACTCTGGGAATCGCCCAACGGTTGTTCAGGCGGTGCAACGGTGACTTCCACGTTGTCACGCATACCAAAGTAGTTCTTGGCTCGAAAAATCCACTCTGCCGGGTTCTCCTGACCGTACATACCGTTGTACGCCCACATGGACTGCATTTGCAGAATAAGTTTCAGAATGTACTTCTGCTGCAAGCTGTCGTCACGGCGCTTGCCTGTCATAATCTGTCTCAAGCTAGGCCATTCGATGCCCAGCACCAGCGCAATCCATTCCACCACAGGGGATATTCTGGCTTCGATGCAAGCGTCAAAGAAGAAGTCAAGGCGTTGCTGCACTTCAATCGGGTTGTTCATATCCACGCTCGGAAGGTCGCCAAAATACTTTGCCGCAATCATGCCGACAACTTTCTTGTCCTCTTCATCGCCGATTCTTGACTGCAAATCGCCTGTGTTCATCATCTTAGACCTCGTGATTGCTAACTCCTGCTGTTCTTTCACCTTTTTGCTCACCTGTGAGCGGATAGACTTCCGCTTGTTAAGCATCTGTTGCTTTTTCTTCTCTCGCTCTTTCTCACGCTTCGCAGCGGCTTCTTCTTTCGCCTTTTGCGCTCGCTTCTCACGCTTTTTCTTTTCAGCTTCGGTCAGCGGCGGTCTGCCACGACCACGCTTCGGGGGTGTTGCCATGTGTCAGACCTCCTTTGGTGGTTCAGGAAGTGGCATCCAATGGGTGACGGCGTATGGAATTTCACTTCCGACTTCTGCCCAATTTTCGTAAAAGTCCATGAAGCCAAAAATCATATCGCCGTTGTCGCAAAATGCAAGAACTGGAGTATGGTGTTTTGGTTGCCTATCCTTGACGCTAATCCATTTGTCAGGAAAACCGTTCTCGCTATAAGAAACCGTTTCAAAATAGTGCGTAGCCATTCCAAGTTCTTGCTCAATATCGCTTCGGATGCTCTTGTCATCCTCGTCCGCTTCGGTTTCGAGAATAAGGTAAATTCGCTTTTTCACGCTCTCACCTCTTCATTTTCGTTTCGATGTTTCTCAGTTCCCGTGCAATCCACAAGATGGAGCAGCAGTTGTCCCACTGCCGCCACCAAGCGCACTTTTCTTTCTCGCATACGCACCGACCAAGCGGATTGCTGGTCATCTTCATCGGGCAGTAAAGTTCGTTTTCCATTGGTTACTCTCTCTCAATATGCACTTTAGCTCTTTGAACGTTTTCTAAATCGGCAAAACTTTTGAACGAACCGTTTTTTAAATTTACAGCGTTATAAACCAGCGTAGCAAAATTTCCGCTTGTTATCGTAGTTGAAACGTTCTCTGTTTTCATGTAAAGTTCCGAATGATGATAAAACGCTTCCGCAACATCAATGTCGCTAAACGGCATTAGAATATCATTTATTGATTTAATTTCCATATTTACTTCCACCCTATCGCAACAGCCGTACAAACGACCAGACACACGTTGACGAACAGCCAGACGAGCATTGCCTGACGTTCCTCAAACAGGCTGTTCGTCATATCTTTGATTGTCCGTTCAGACTGAACTACTACCGCCAGCAGGACTAGGCAGACCAGCCAGCGGGTTACAAATTCAAACATTTCAGAATGCCTCCCAACTGTTAATAATCATTTTCTTCCCGCAAATCGGGCATTCAGGAACAATTTTGTTCCATACTTTATTTGCTATCATCGTTGCAAATCGAGTGTCGAGGACATCTATATCCGTTCCACACAAATCGCAAGAGAATTTTATGCTCCTCCGAATATCATCGCTTATCCTCATGGATAACGTATCGTCAACTTCTTCGCTATTCAACAGTGCCATCAGCTCCACCTTTCCCTCAGTTCTTTTTCGACCTGTTCTGACTTTGCGGTGATGTAATCCGCAAACTCGTCAGGTGTCATATCCTCGTTCTTGAACTGCCCAACCATCTCCCAGTACCTGTCACCGATGCGGATGATTTTCTGCACCTGTTCATCGGTCAGGTCTGCATCGCACCGAAGGTTCTGAATCAGTGCGCCCCATGTGGCGGCGATGCCATCCAAAGCCATGCGGAATCCGTACAACTGGTTCTGCCGTGCGATTTTGCGGAGGTTGGCTGACATTGCCTGTTTGCTAGACGAGGGACGGTTTCTGCGCTTATTCATCTGACTGCTCCTTGTCTTGAAGGCGATGGAGCCAACGGTAGTATTTTTCGCTTGCAATAATTCCAATTCGCTCATGCGCTTTTCCGTCACCCGAAGCACCAAGCGCAACCATGCACACCATAACATCTGCGTATTCCTCTTCAAACGCCTTTCGGCATTCCTCTACGCTCTTCGGTGTCGGGTTCGTCCCATCCAGCGCACGGCGCAGCTTCAACGCAGCCTGTGCCAGTTCGGATGCTTCTTCTGCCAACTGCGCCAAGATTTCGGTCTTGGGCAGAATGTCTGAAATTTTCTTACTCACTTCTGTTCTCCTTTCAGCCAGTCGTTCAGCTTTGCCATGCAAGAGGGGCAAAGGACAATTGGAGTTACATCAGGAATCCAATTAAGAGGAACATATCGCTCATCAATGATTGTTCGTTGAACCGAATTTCCGTACAGTGGTTCATTTTCTTTGGAATCTATTTCCTCGTACCAATAGAAGCAATCGCCGCACCTATCGCAAACCATTGTCATTTTCACCACAACTCCCAACTAGCCTTGAGTTCTTTTCCGATTTCAACCGAAAGTTTTTTGATGATGATTCTTGCGTGTTCATACTGAGCTTTTACGCCGTATGAATAATCTGTGACAACCTTCTTCGGGCTTTCATTGCTTCTCATTTTCTTTCTAAGGTTTTCTTCGTTCTCCATAAGAAGTTCGCTTTGGTACAGCCCCAGAAGCCTTACCAATTCTTGTTTTTCAGGCAGTTGCATTTTCTTTCTCCAATCTCTTTAGCAGCCCATCCACGTCATACCGCCAATGGACACGCAACCTTTTTGCTTTGACCTCTATCCCCTCTCGCTCTGCCCACTGCCAAGGGATGCTTTTGCGGCTCTCGTTGTAACGGAACGCCAGAACTTTGCTGGCAGGGATTGCAAAGGTGCGGTTGACCGCCCGGTAATTGACTATCACATGGGCGGTCTGACCGCTGTACCCCATTGCATCCACCATGTCTGTGATGTGCTTTTCCTTGCGGTATTTGCACTTTGCCTTGTCGTACTTTCCGAACACCTTTTCCAGAGGGATAGAGGGCGTTTCAATGGTTTTCAGCTCAAATAGGTGGTTCATCGGGTAACGGTACACAAGGAAGTCGCAGATGTTGTCGATGGAGAAGGACAGGTTCTCGTTGCCGCCGTAATAGGTAGCAGCGCTGTCCTTCAGCCGGTAGCACCACGCATCGGGTGGAACAGATGCCTTGAAGTCTGCTTCGAACTGCTTGCCGGTGTTCATACGTTGTCTCCCGGAATTTTAGGAATCAGCATCCAGAACTTGACTGGGTTTTTATTGTCAACCCACTTTCCGTTTACAAACTCCCTTGTTGCAATCATATTTTCCCAGTTCCAAAAATCGTAAACGGCAAGATAAATTCCATCTTCTTCCGGTTGTTTGTCCTTTACACTTGTCCATGCAGTTGATGGAGCGTTTTCAAGCTGTTCGGCAAGTGCCAAAACAAGGTCAGCGGCGCAGTCAAGGGCAACGCCTTTATCGTATTCAGAGTAAATTCCGCTGTTCATAAGCGTCTTAGCTTTGTCTTTTTTATCGTTCCCGCTTTTCTTCCACGCTTCAATAAACGGTTCTACGTCAACAAGTCTCATCCTCTTTCACCTCTAAATTCACTTCCGAGAAACCGTTTCTTGCCACGCTCCCGGTGCTTGTCCTCATAATCACGGTGGTACACGCTCTGGCTGTGGTTCAGCTCATGCACGAACGCCTTGCGCTCCTCGAAGTCTTTCTTCTCTGCCTCGTACTTCTCGCAAGTGTCGTGGCAGGCTGTGCAGCGTGATGTGCAGTTGAGACAACAGGTAATCATTCTTCACCAAATCTCCTTTTTGTTACAGCCATCGGGAACTCTTCGATTTCACTTGCCCAGCGTGCAGTACCCTCTCCGTATGCTCTTTGCCAGACCAGAGGGAAACCGCCTAGACCATCGAACAGGCTGCCCAAAGTGGGCTTTTCTTTCAGGCAAGGGCGCATCTTCTGCACCAACCAAAACCACTGCGGCAAGGCTATGGAGTTGCCCAGAGCCTTGTATCGTGGGCTGTCAGCGTACTTGTGTTTCTTGCCTTTTGTGTCTATCCACTCGCCGATGTCTGTCCACCCGTCCGGGTAGCCTTGCAGACGTTCGCATTCAACAGGGGTCAGGCGGCGAACAATCCAACGGATGGTTTTCTCTGCAACCAGACACTCGCTACCGTTGCCAATGTTCCCTGCTTTCGCTTTCAAAGTTGAGCATTTTTCGCTTTCCTTGTAGTGACTGAAAGACTGTTCGTTAAAGGTCTTGCGTTCGATAGCAATAGCCGTGTAGTCTGTGATTCTGTTTTCGTGGTCTCCTGTTATGGTTGGACAAGTTCTGCCATCGCCGTTTCCACGAGCATCATAAACAACAGGCTGAAACAATGTCTGGTCTTGGAGTGTTGAAAGCGTTGCGCTTTTTTCGGTTTGTACCAGCGCACCTTTACCACCACCGGCGCATCCACTACGGATTTTCAGGGTGTAGGAATTGCCCCCCCTATCACGTCCATAAGAGCTTGCCTGAGAATGTCCGGGAGTGGCTTCCCACGCCGTGATGCTCTCACAAGAATTCCCTGACATGCTCGTGCGCTCAAATAGAATTTCTGAGGCACGTTGTCCTCCAAAATCTGCGACAAGAGCGATTCTTTTACGGCGTTGGGGGACTCCCCAATATTGACTGTCCAGCTGTCTCCACGCCAAAGACCATCCGTTTCCAGCGATTGCTCCAGCTTTGCTCCATCTGCCCCCCCTCGGAGGTCCAGGAATAACAGCGTTTGGTTGCTCCACGCGGGCAAGTTCTTCCAGCACGGCTCTGAAATCTTCTCCTCCGTTGGAACTGAATGCTCCTGGCACGTTTTCCCAAACAGCGAAAGTTGGATACATTCCATTGGTGGCTGTCCTCATTTCCTTAATAATTCTTGCGGCATCCAAAAACAACACGGAACGGTCGTCGTCAAATCCAAGCCTTTTCCCCGCCATAGACAAGCCCTGACAAGGACTGCCAAACGTGATACAATCCACAGGTTCTATCTGGTCGCCGTGAATCTTTGTAATGTCGCCCAAGTGCTTCATCTTTCCAAACGCCCGTACAGCCAGATAGCGCAGCTCTTATATAAGGTAGGCGGTCAGGACTTTGCCGAAGCGAAAGCCTTGCTCATATCAGTGATAATGTCATATCGGTCTTGATATTTGCTGTACACAGTCGTTCCAGTTCCAAGACCAATCTGCGTCTGGTTGATGGAAGCAGGAACTATATAAATGCTTTCCTTCTCTTCGTTTTTTGCAATCAGAAAATAAACATCGCAAGTAGGGAATCGTTTTTCAAGATTAAACGAATAGCAAAAACTCTTATTTGCTCTGCTCGGCCTTGCCGTTTTCACATCAACCTTAACGCTGCCATTAACATAAAGGTCATAGGCGTATCTAGTTGACATTCGCTCAACCGCAAATCCATGTTCTTCCAGCAGTTTTGTAGCAAGGTCTTCGCCATACTTTCCGAATTGCGTTTCGCTTTCTTTCATTTCGATATTAAGGATTTCAGCTATTTTGTAATAGCCACCCGGAAAACGGCAAATTGCATTTGTCAACTTGTCGTTTCCGTAATACTCGCTCAATTCACTTCTTGATGGCATTCTGGTTAAACCAGTGGCAGACATACAGGCTTTCACATACAGCAAGATTTTATCTTGCGTCCAATGCGTTTTTTCTTCCCGATTCATGCGCATCTCCAATCAGAAGGGCAACGAACCATCATCGTCAATCACAGAGAAGTCATCCGTGTTGCCCTGAGAGTAATTTTGCGGGGCACCCTGCGCCCGATCGGCTGGCTTGCTGTCAGACTTGCCACCGCAAAAGTCAACCTTGTTCGCCATGATTTCCGTTGCGGTGCGGTTGTTCCCCTGCTTGTCGGTATACTTCCGGGTCTGGATGCTGCCAGTCACCAGAATCAGACTGCCCTTCTGGAACCACTTGGAAACGAACAGTGCCGTATTACCAAATGCGGTGCAGTTGAAGAAGTCGGTTTCCTTCTGACCGCCACTCTGACGGTCGCAGGCAATGCTAAACGTGCAAACATCCTTGCCAGACTTCGTGACCTTAGCTTCAGGCGTGTGAACCAGACGCCCCTGAATTGCGATAGAGTTAAGCATTGTTTAGCCCTCCTTCGGCTGTTTCTGAGCACAGTCCCAACACAGGACACGCCCAAAGCGTTTCTTTGTGCTTCTTGCAGTTTCCAGCGGTGATACAGTTCGATTGTTGTACTGGACAGGCTGCAACTGTTTTCCACAACAAGCGCACGGAGGAATATTTTCTGCTCCCGCTTGCTTTTGGACAGGCTTGTTTGCCCTGCTTGTGGTCTGCTTCTGGTACTCGTCCGTGTCAGCGTCCTTCGTATCGTCAATGCAGAACAGACCATTCAGAGCGTACTTTCTAGCGTAGCTGCTAGACGTTCCAGTCACCTGCGCTGCATCCATCTTGGTTTTTTGCTCCGGTTCTCTTGCGTAAGCAGTAACAGTTACGCATCCACCATCCAGAGTTTCCACCTTTGCGGTCGCTTCGATGTAATGCCACCCCTCTAACACTTTAGGTTCATCAGAAAGGGTAAGAAGCAAACCGTGTTCTTTCAAAATTGGCTTGACTGCTTCCAAAATGTCCTCACAAGAGCGATACTTGTAACCACCAAATGTGTTCATCTGCCCCTTCGGGGCTTTCAACTCTGATTGAACAGCCATCAGAGCTTCATGGATTTTGCTGTTATCCATACGTTTCCTTTCTTCGGCTTCATTAGGCTTCATTATTCTTACTTCGGCTTAACTTGGCTGTATAAAATCAACCAGCCATCAGTTCTGCCAACTGCGCACGGAGGTCTTTCAGCTCTGCTTCCCTGTCCTCAATCTCAGACTGCAAGTCCTCAATCGCTGCCAGCCGGTCAGCTTCTTTGGCTTCTGCTTCCTGCTCACGGGTTAGGAAATACACGCCGTCCTCCGGTTCGGTCACACCACCGAATCTGTCAAGGTTAATCATCTTTTGGTCTCCCCTTCTTACGTTCCTCTTTGATTTGCAGTGCGCTATACCACTGGTCTTTGTCGATTTCGATGGTCGTCCAGCGATGGTTACAGACAAGGCACTTTTTTCTGCGAACGATGCTGTCGTTGTTAGACCGGCTGTCAACCGTTGCAATGTTATCACTACCGCACATCGGGCATTTCATCGTGCATCTCTCCACTCGTTTGTGTTCCACTCGTTTGTGTTCCACTCGTTGGTGTGGTGAGGAATGCGTTTTACTTTGCGATTTTTCTGTTCAATACGTTCATTTTCAGAGCTGACCCCAATGGCACACAAGACGAGTGCTGCGGCGAGGAAGCTACACGAAAGGAAAACGTATCCAAACATTGCTACCACGCTTTGGCTTTTCTGGATTGCGTCGCCGCATCCTACCGAAAAGATTGCTAACGCGATTCCAAGCGTGCAAAGGACATTAGCTTTCAGGCTTTTCACTCTTATTACCTCCAAAACTCAGTATCCATGCCGTAGCCATCGCCACAGATACCGTGATGATTCCACGGGCAGCTGATGCTCCTACCAGAATTCCGATGTGATGCACCATCCAGAAGTTCAGCAGAAATACCGCAAAAACCACCGCCAGCGCTATGCCCCACATCAGGGCAACTTCAATAAATGCTTTCATCTTGTCTCCTTTCATTTTTGCCGTTGCTGTTCTGCTCCTAGCTACTCAATGCCTTAGCCTATTGGTTCTATTCTTTGCCATTGCATCGCACGTCGCCGCCGTTCGATGCCTTTGCTTATCAAAGCTACGCCTTGCATCCATAGCCTTCGCGATGCGCTACTTCTCAACGCCTTTGTTTTACGTTGCGTTTCTTCGCTGTGCCATTGCATCGCCTGTCAATTCCCTGCCTTGCCGTTGCGACTCGCTTCTGCTCCATGCCTTGCCTTTGCGCCACGTCTCAAGGCCGTGCCATAGCCATGCTATTATCAGCAATTCCGAGCTGTGCCGTTGCGGAGCGAATCATATCGTGTCTATGCAATTCCATTGCGTATCTGTTCAATCCTTTGCATTGCCTTTGATGCGCGGTTCAAATCCACAGCTTGCCATTGCTTCGCCTTTCATTGAAAAGCTGTGCCATTGCGATCAGTTCAGGATTTCATACGAAAACTTCCCGCGCCCACTGTTGCGCCACTGTCCGATGCCACGCAGAGCACCGTAATCCAGCCACTCACGCACGACCTTCTCGTGAGAATCGTCCAGAAGAACGATTTCAAACTCGCAGGTCGAACCAGCGGGAATCTGCTCGCTGTTGGCAAGGCTGACACGTTCGCCCTGTGCCGTCTGCGCACGCAGCGGACGCTGGCACTCGGTAATCTCGCCGTTCACATGAATGGGAATCATCCGGGGAGACACGAAAATAAGACCGTCAATGACCTTCTTGTATGCGGTGAGCTTTCCGGATTCATTCACGGCTTTCTTTTTGCCAGTCTCGGTCTTGCCGCCGATACGACCAAGCATACCACAGGAATCCTTGAAGAAGCCCTTAATTTGGTAGTCATACAAGATAGGCTCGCCGTTCTCGTTGCGAGGGAACACGGTCATGCCCTTATCTGCCACAGCATCAGCGCCCAGAGCAGCAACCTCGTCCTCGATGGTATTTGCATCCGGGGACTTGCTGGCGATGAACTCGCGTGCAATGTTCTGATTGCTAGGCCATGTGCCGAGAACTGCTTCGGTGAATGTGATTCTGACTTTGATTTTTTTCATTTTTGCTCACTCTTTCTTTCTTGATGCGTTCTAGCCGGTTTTTCTCCCGGCTGTGCCAGCGAATTTCTCGCTTGCCGTAGTATTTACCGTTCATCAGGGGCCTTCACCTTTCCCTGTGCAAGTAAAGTACTGTAATGGCCGTAGCTCATGCCATATCGTTTTGCGGCATCGTTCATCTGTCGCACAGTATACTTTGGAGGCTCGTGCTTTTGAGGTCTCGCACGTTCTGGCTCCTGCACATCCCAAGTAATTTTGAACTCACCAGATGCTTTTAGCTCATTCAGCTCTTTTTGCTTTTTGGCTTTGTACTTTTTGGTCAAAGCCTTGTTTGCATCTGCTGCGCATTCAGGGTGATACTTCTGAGACCAGACCTTCCGAACCATTGGCTTCTTGCACCAAGCGCATAAAGCCGGTTCCGGCTTAGCCTTGATTCCTTTCTTTATAAGAGCCTGCCGTTCTCTGCGAACAATGATTTTACATTCTTCACAGTATTTCTTGCACGGATTCACAAGGCCAAGAAAAGCACCGCAGCGCTCACAGTACTTTTCTTCCACGCTGCGTCTCCTCTTTCAGTCTTGCTTCTCGATTGTGGCGTTCAAAGCACTGATTGATGGCCTTCTCCATCCAAAGCACCTTGTTGGCATCGTTTCTGGATACGCCAGCTGCCATTGCCAGCTTCATTCTGCGCTTTCGGCTTTGCGCCCTGCGAAAATTCGTCACCAGCACTCACCAGCCTTGTCTGTGATGAACTTCGGGACTTCTTTGCCTGTGGCAATGCACAGAGCAACGAGCCTTTCGACCCAGATGTCACGCAGCCCTTCTTCAGTCATATAACACTGACCAACGCTAGGCTCCTTAAAATCCGCCCAAATCGTCAGCCCAACCGCGCCATCAGTGACCGTCCAGATTATGCTGCAACCATCGTTGCACAGGCCGTACAAAATATCTCGTGCTTTGCTTTTGGCTTCGTTAAGTTCAAAAGCGTCCCAGTGTTTTTTGCTTTCTTCGTAGGCTTCCACAGCCTTGTCAATGGCGTAATGAGCATCGTCCGGGTGCTCAAGGTCTACTTTCAATGTCAAAATCTGTTCCATGTTCAGCCCTCCGCTTTCTTGCTCTTTTCCGTCTTTAAGAAGAGATTAACGAAATAGACCTGACCGATGCCGGTCACCTTCGGGGTCTTGTTGATGGAGGTGTGCCCATCGGAATGTGCAATGGACGTTTCCTTGATTTCAAACAAGCGAAGTTCCATAGACTTCTGCGTTGGCATATTGTAGTCCGTCCGCTTCTTGTCTTTAATCAAGTATCCGTTCTCACGCATCCACTGGAACAGACGGTTCTGCCCCATCTGGATGCCGTTCTGCGACAGCAGCTTTGCCATCTCACCAACGAGAATGCTCTGGCCGCTTGCGCTCACAGCGTCAGCGAAAAGCGCTTTCGGCTTCATGGTTTCAATCTGCTTGTCCTTCTCTTCCAGCTCTTCGTGTGCTGCGATCAGTGCGGTTGCAAGGAGCTGTGAGCGTGTGAGCTGTGGCTGTTCAGCCAGCTTCTTCTCCATTTCGTTGAACGCTGCAATGTACTTGAGTTTCCATTCAAGAGCAGCCTTGCCGGTAAAACCCATAGCCAGCAGGGTGAAACCGTCACGGTTCATTAAATACATCGGGTACTGTTTACCACGATTTTCAAACGTGGTTTCGTAGAACATGGATTTGGTGGCGGAATTTTCCGCCGCCAAAATCTGTCGGATGCTCTCCAAAGTATCCTTGTGTTCCTTGCCAAAGTTCTCTGCAATCTGACGACTGGATGCTACCGGTTCGCCGTTCTGGGTCGATAAGATAATGTCGGTCATTTTTTCTCCTTTCTTACTCTTCCGAACCTTGAATATTCAGAATCCGGCAGATGCTTTGGACGATTTTGTCCGGTTTCCGCTCTCCGCGAAGAATCTTGTAGAGGTACGAATCGTCAAAGAACAGTCCTGTGTCATCCCTGACAGCCTGAATCAGTTCCGTTTGCTTCATACCTCGCTGAAGCAGCTTCATCTTTACTTCAAGCCCAAAATCAGACCAGAAGTTTTCTTTCAAAATTCCACCTCCATTTGCTAAAATCTATTGACAAGTACGGAAAACTGTACTAATATAATGGTGTAGAGAGTTCATATTGTACAGTGTTCTGTACCGCCCATGTCTGTATTATAGTACAGACTTCTGTACAAGTCAACTCTTTTGTACAAAATTCTGTGCATTTGTATACTTGCACAAATATGGGAGTGTTCTTATGTCGGACTTGTACAGCAACATCCACGCACTCTGCGAAAAAGAGGGCATCAAAGACGGAACCCTTTGTGCCAACATCGGGATTCGCCGTAGTTTTCTTTCCGAGCTGAAAGCCGGGAGAACCAAGAGCCTGTCCGCAGAGGTTCTTTCTAAAATTGCATCCTACTTCAACGTATCGGTAGACTACCTTCTCACTGGCGAACAAAAAGAAAATCCGCCCCAGCAGCCGCAAAGTGAAGTCGATGCAGCAGTGGAGCGGATTAGAAAAAAGCTTGAATCTATGCCGAAAGAACAGCGTGAAGCTCTGATGAACCTGATCGAGAAGATGTGAGGTAAGCCCATGTATTATTTGTTGTGTGGCTGTGCCTTTTGCTTTTGGTTCATGCAGGCCTTGTTAAAAGGCAATGACCGTGTGCTATATGGCAACAGCAGAAAATATCGTTACCGTAGAAACAGAAAAAAGAAATGGTTCTGACCCGGTAAAATAAAAACCCCTTGTGCCGGGCTGGTATAGCTCTGCGCAAGGGGTTTTCTATTATTCCAGGTCTAGGGCTTGCTCCGCTGCCGGAATCTTTTCAGGATGTTCCAGTAGCCATGCAATAAATCGGTCAATCTTGGCTCTTTCCTGTTCACTCATTGTGGCATATCCTCCCGATCAGTAAAAATGAATGTTCATTTGATACGATTATACATCTTATAGTTGTAAAGTCAATGTATTTTTAACAACTTCGTAAAAATCGAATGTTTTCTTCGCATCCATTACTTTGTATCAGGGAAGCCAAAAATCGCAATGACAATGATTAAGAGCCACATTAAGTTTAAGTTACCCTTTGCTTTGTAACATTCCGTTGAGCATGGAACGAAAAGGGTTATCCGGTAAATCGTCCAGTACATCTGCTTTGACGAGAGCGTTTGTGCTGATGCTGTGCGAAACATTGTTTAACTGCACAATGGCATCGTCTAAGTCCTTCACGGTTGCTCCACGCCGTTCCATTGACTGGAGGAAAGTTTTCACTTCTTCAAGAACGACAGGGTTCTCGGCTTTATAGAATCCATTCGTAAAGTCCATCTTCTTCTCCTTTCACAGTTCCACAAGCTGTCCGTCAATGCGTTCGATGTTATCTGCCGGGTCGCGCCCATCGTCTAAGGCGGCTACGGCACGTTCCAGGATGCCTTTTGCTTCGAGGTAAGCATCTTTATCAGCTTCGTACCCAGAAAGGCTCAGGACAAGCTCCAGCGTCCGTCTGCGGGCGTATGGGACAATCAGAGCATCTACAGTTCGGTTCATTAGCTTTCCTCCCATGGTTCAGGTGTGTGTGGCTGCCCATCGGTAACGCTGGCGGGCATTCCGTCGATGATCGGCATACGTTCATGGTTCCAGATTACAGCTTCTCTCATTTTTGTTCCCTTCCTCTTTGGAATTTTTTGACAATACAGTTATATCACATCTCGCTGTTTCATTGAAACAGCGACTTTTTTCAATTATTGTTTCACATTTTGAACAATATATCAGTTAAATTCTTTTGTTTTTGTATCATTTTGTCGAAAGAGGGGTATTTATGGATGATTATAGGATACGAGTGGCAAAAGCGTTAGAGATGGCAAGAGCAGAATCCGGGCTTAGCCAGCAGAAGCTTGCGGACAAAATGGGTGTAGGCCGGACATCCATTTTTCGTTATGAGCAAGGGACAATGACCCCAGATGCTTCTACTGTCATAAAGTGGTTCGTGTGCTGCGGTGTTGCGGCCAAGCCATACATAGACACCTGTTTGCATCCTGGCTTGTTGGAAAGCCTGGCTGGCGATGCCAGCACCGAAAGAAAGAGGGATGCGCTGATAGAGCATATCAAAGAAGCCCATCCGCAAGAAATTGACCTACTGTGCTATCTGATCTATGGCAATCACGGCTCAGATTACCTTGCCGTTCTGTGCGAAATGGTAGCCAACCTTCATACGACTTTGCGTGATCGTGTATCCGTCTGCCGCACCGTCACAGGTCATTATGAAATGGCACAGGCCACCAAAACCGACCCAGACCCAGACGGAACACAACCCAATATGCAGATTTTGTATCAGGCACAGGACTGTGGGGAAGCTGCGGCGATGAAGCGAAACGATTCTTATACCATCAACGAAGAAAACATTTTGCGCTGATTGTCGAATTATCGAAGTTTTTAAGGAACATTTTGTCCACGTTCATCCACTTTTTGTACACCTATCGGGCAAATTTGCCTTGTCATTCCGTCCACCATAGGCTGTAAATCGACAGCATTCGTGCGGGATAAACAACGAGCTAGCGTTAATTTATTGTTTGCGATTGAGTGGTTCGTCAATCCGTCCCCCATAACATTGACTTAAAATTTTTTCATCCACTTTTTGTACACGTTAGGTAAACCTAACCGTTAAGCGTTTTAACCTTTCGGATGTTGAACATCTGTTTATTTAGCGATATTCGCTTTGTGTTTTCCACTTTTTAAGAGAGAAAGAAAAGATTTTGTGGAAAATTTTCTTCTTCTGCTATTAGTAGAAGTTATTTTATAATCTTGTTAATAGTCTTGTTTTATATAATGTAAAGAGGTGTACAAAAAATGGATATAGGTGTACAAATTGTGGAAATGGGTGTACGAAATGTGGACGGTTAGGTGTACAAAAAGTGGAAACAGGTGTACGTCAACTATTGACTTGTACACCTGTTTGCGATATACTATTATACGAGAGGAGGCGTGATAAGATTGTCTGATATTAAAGGCGGGAACTTGGTTGAAAAAAGCAGACAGCTTGTTTGGGCAAAGTTCACTGACTATACAGCAGGAGAGCTTCGGCTGCTTGAAGTGTATCTTAGCCGTATCAATCCGAGAGACCCCGAAACTTCAACGGTTCAGTTTACGTTACAAGAATATTGCGAATTTTTAGGGTTAAAAATCAACTCTAGGAATTTGAAAGCACAGGTTAAGCATTTCATCGACAACTCTGTTGAAGTTCCTAGAGGTGACGGTTCAGGCTCGTTTGACCTGTATCCCCTGTTCAGCAGAGCAACTGTAAATTTTGAACCTAGTTTGATGAATATTACTGTGTCATTGTGCTGTAACCCACTTCTACAACCTGTTTTCTTCGACATTGCAGAGCGTGGATATGTCAAGTATCGCTTGCGCTACACAGCGAATATGAAATCACAGTATAGCATTTTGCTGTATTCAATTCTCCGAGAGTTCATCGGACGTGGCGTGAGCCAGCCCGAAATTACGTTGGATAGATTAAGGGAACAACTTGGCGCAAGAGAACCTAGCTATCAAGAGTTCAAGCATCTTAGGCGGCGTGTCATTGATATTGCGGTAGCTGAAATAAACGAAGTATCAGACCTGTGCGTTGAATACGACAAGGTCATGAGAGGTCGCAATGCGGTTGCTGTGAAGTTCAATATAGCTTTCAAGTCTAATGAGCCAGTCATAGACGTGGAAGCTAACGAGGTCGAAAGCGTAGAGTTAAAAGATGTTCCAAAGAGCCAACGACCTGCCAGAAAGCCCCGCAGTGGCGCATACGAGAATGTGGATTGGGCATCTATTGCGCCGGAGATGTCTAAAAGCCAGTGTATCTTGACCGCAAAGCTGGTGGCAAAGAGATTGCCGGAGAAGTATCCGAACATCAAGCCTAACAAGAAAAAAGAAGCTGTTGTGAACATCATTGAGAATGCATACAAGATTCTTGTCAGTGAGCGACTTGATAGGATTGAAAAAGACCCCGGCGCTTATATGTACTCAATTTTGAAAGATGCAGACCTTGATGATTACGCTACGTTTGACGATAGCCTCTTAAAGTAATCGGATGTAGCGCATTAAGCAGATGATGCAGAAAGGAGCGAGAATGGGTTGGATTAGCGTAAAAGATAAGATGCCAGACAAGTACATTCAGATTATCATTTATGATAAAGTGATGGGCGTTACTTTCGGTTATTATGGTGACTTCAAAGGCGAAAAATGGTATACAGATGATGTGTTGACGGATGCGTTCTATGGAAACAATAGTGAAACGCAACTGATTGATGATAATGTGTTATATCATGTAACCCATTGGATGCCGCTCCCTGATGAACCCGAAGAATAAAGAAAGAGTGATAAAATGGCAAAAATTATAGCTGTCGCCAACCAGAAGGGCGGCACAGGAAAGACTACCACAAGTACCTGTCTGGCTGGTGCGTTGCAGCTGCTTGGGAAGAAAGTGTTGCTGGTGGACTGCGATGCCCAGTGCAACGCAACGGACACCTACGGCGCACAGACAGAGGACGTGTGTACCCTGTTCGATGTAATGACCCGGCAGGGTACGGTAGAAGAGGGAATCCAGCACTGTGAAGCCGGTGACATTCTGCCGTCAGACAACGCATTGAAGGACATTGACGAGCAACTTGTCCGGGACATTGGCAAGAACTTCCGGCTGCGAGAAGCACTGGAATCCGTGTCCGAACAGTACGATTACATTGTGCTGGACACTCCCCCGCAGCTTGGTCTTGCACTTGTGAACGCACTGATCGCCGCCAACAGCATCATCGTGCCCATCACAGCAGACCGCTATGCACTTGCTGGATTGAGCCAGCTTTCGCAGACCATTGGTGATGTTCGCAGATACTTCAACCCGACTTTGAAGATTGAAGGTCTGCTTCTGAACCAGTACAAGAGCCGTGAGAACCTGTCCAAAGAGGTTGTTGAGCAGCTCCCTGTGATTGCACAAAGCATGGGAACAAGGCTTTTGGACGTGAAGATTAGACCGTCTATGGGCGTTCGTAAGGCGCAGGCAGAGCGGCACAGCCTGTTTAGCGGTGATACGGCAAAGAGTACCAGTGCAGAGGATTTCAAGGCGTTGGCACAGATGATTGTTGGAGGAAAAGAAAAATGAGTGGTGGATATTGGGATTGTCAAAATGACAGCCTTGCAAATACTATTTATCAGAACTGTTACCCAGATTATGACCTTGCAGATGAACGGGTAAAAGAGCTTTCGATTATTGCACGAAAAGAAAATCCGCTTGGAGACAAAGATTTGAGTATGCTTCTGTACGATTTGCTCTGTGTTTTGCATAGCTGTGATTGGTACAGAAGTGGCGACATTGATAAAGAGCAGTACAAGAAAGATGTACAGTATTTCAAGGAAAAATGGTTATGGAGCAAGGAATGGATTAGAGTGAGCGACCACTACCCCGAAATGGTGGATGTAAATGGAGAACTTGAAAGCAACCCCGTCCTCGTTGCATCGCCGTTGACAGGAACAGATATCGCACAGTGTTACTTCTATCCAGAAGACGGTGGAAAACCTATTTGGAAAACAGATTGGTGTAATAATCTCGGAGCGACGCATTGGATGCCGTTGCCAGAAGCTCCATCCTTTGAAGATTCGGATTATGAGGAGGCTGATGTAGAATGAAGTCAACCAGCAAAAAAACATCCGGCTTGTTGGGTGGGTTTGACTTCCAGCCTGTTTTTTCGGAACAGACATTAAGCCGAAGTGAGCCAAAGGAAGAAGAAGTAAGCCAAACAAAGCCGAATAATGCCGAACAGGAGCAAGTTAAGCCCAGTGAAGCCACAGACAGCCATGCACGGCCGAGTGAAGCAGAATTAAGCGATATTAAGCCGAAGCAAGCCAAAGGCAGCGAAAGCCAGCCGAATGATGCCGTGTTATGCGAAGGTAAGCTGAAGAAGCTGAAACAGGCAAAGGAAGTTCAACGTCTTATCGAACAGGGCAATGTTCCCGGCGCACTTGCTGAAGCTGGCTTGACAAAGAAAAAAATTCCGATGCCGGAATCGCATCAGGGCGTTGCAAGCGGTGACGGAAAGCGTTCTAAGCGCATTACCATCCTTATGAGTGGGGAAGAACGCAAGTACATCAACCGTGAAGCAAGGCGGCACGGAATGACCATCGGGCAGTATGTGTACGCTCTGGCTGCTGCTGCGGCAGAGGGGAAGATTGAGTTGGAGGATTTCTTAGATGAATGATAGTGAACGACACCTTATTCGATTTGTTTGCGATGGTGATATGCGAAACGCGCAAAAAGCTGTTAAAATCATTTTGAATTCCATATCATCCAAAAAAGATGAACAGTTCAAAGAAAATATGTTTCGCAAGTTGGAAAGCAAAAGAGAATTTATTGAAGTGCCATATAACTTACAGCATCTTTTGATCGCAGAGGATACAGAAGAATTTCCAGAAGCAAGATTTCTTCTTAGGAACGAAGAAAAAAGTATAACGCAGAAAATCGTTGCTATTTATCGAGCATCTGAAAAATTAAATGAAATGGGAATTCCTTATTTGCCAGCATTGATGCTTTATGGGCAAAGCGGATGCGGAAAAACCATGCTGGCTAGGTATATCGCACATAAAGCAAAACTTCCGTTTTTGAGGATTCAATTTTCAAGTCTAGTTGATTCGCACTTAGGACAAACACAATCTAACCTTGCAAGAATTTTTGATTATGTGAGGACTGCTCCTTGCGTTCTTTGTTTTGATGAAATAGATGCGGTCGGAATGGCTCGTGGGCAAAAAGATGACGTTGGGGAAATGAACCGTGTGGTTATTGCGATTATGCAGGAAATGGATAGATTACCGAACAATGTCATTATTATTGGAACGACAAACCGATTTGATAGGCTTGACCCTGCACTTGCAAGAAGATTTCCGTTGCAATACGAATTAAAGACGTTGTGCCGTGCGGATGCAGAAATACTTTCCAAAAGGTTCTTTGAATATGCAGGAGCACAATATGAAAACATAGCTTATGAAGATTGCGTCCCCGCATCTACTGTTATCAAAGAATGTACAGAACGAATTGTAAATCAAGTTCTGAATCAAGAGGATTTCTTGGAGGATTGACGTATGATGAGGTCGAAGGAATTTTACGAAGGAAGTATTATCCGATTACAGAAAATGGTTAAACGTGGCATTTACGTTCTTTTGTTCGATGCTTTTGCCATAGCAATTCAGATTCCTTTTATCTTTGCTGGTAAATGGGTTGCAGCACACTTGATTTTGTCCATCGCCGTATCTTTTGCGGCGGGAATTAGTTTTAACACACTTATGGATAGCAAAAGACAACTTGATATGTACAAGGCAGATATGGAATTGTACTACACCAAAGAAAAATAATTTATGTGAGGGGAGAAAAATGCGCACATACAAGACACACAGATGCAGGAGAAAAGAGGAACAAGCTAAAAGCTGAAATTTAAGGAGGAGAGTTCACATGGACAAAGTGAAATATTCTGATTACAATATAGAAGACTTGAAGCAGAGAAGGAAATCTTACGGAAGCGGCATTGAAATTTGCAGAAGTGGAGATGGAATTGACACTTCAATCGGTAGCAAAGTATGTTTTCCTGGACGAACATTGTCGCCGGATGAGGCGATTGCTTTTGCGAAGAATCTGATTAAGGCCGCGAATGAGGCAAAAGAGTTTAAGTACAACGGATATTTCATCAATTGGCTTGAGTAAAACTAATCATTATAATAGAAAGTAATCCCCTGCACAGCCGATTAAACTATGCAGGGGATTACTTTATTTATCTGTCACGCAGTCCCAGTAGGCATACGCCTTGCCGTCCACAGCGTCCGTGTCCTCAAGGAACGCCTTTGCCATGTCAGCGTAGAAGCCCGGAGTGTCAACGGACTGGCGTTTTGCGACCTGACAATAATCCGAGTACATCATGTTCATGACAGCCCAGAAATCGTTCGGGTCACAGGTGATGTTGCGCTGCTTGGCAACGTCCTGTGTCTGTTCCAGCGTCCAGTGACAGCCCTTCGTGCCGTCAGCATTCACCATGCTGTCGCACCATTCCTCTGCTTCATCGTGGGTGAGGTGCTTGCGTGGCATCTTGATGGAACGGCTGTCAGCACCGCCATGCTCATACTGCCCAGCCCGCTTGTCCCAGTCTCCGTTCTGCGAAAAGCCAATTTGCGGCATTCTGCGCCCATACTCTACGTCAGGGTAGCGGGGGATAGGGTAGGGGTCGATGTAGCGGTTCTCCTCCTGCGGATAGTAAGGATAGCGGTCGTTGCCATATTCCAGCTTGCGCAGACGGCGTTCCAGCTCACGCTCCCTGCGGTCACGCTCTTCCTCAAGGCGGTCACGTTCCGGCTCACGGTCTTTATCGTGGTCACGGAGCATCATCATGCGGCGAAAATTAGTCTTGCCCATAATCTATACCTCCTCAGGAAATGGACGCAGGCGCGCCGGCGTGGGAGCGGCAGAAGCAGCCAAGATACTTGAACGTGCCTGTGCCGGTCGCAGACGTTGCCACACGGGTAGCGTAACGGGTGCGGGTGTGGATGCTCTCGGCGGTCGCCTGAGCGCAGTTGCAGTCGGTCAGAGGGTATGCGGTCGTGCCTGCACCTATGGTAATGACCACAGGGGCGTTGATGGTGGTCGTGTCCGGCAAGCTCTGAGCAACCACGATACAATACTTCTCTCCGTTCTGGTATGCGCCAGCAGGGATATTGATGGTCAGCGTGTCGTTGGCAAACGTGACCGCCTGACTGATGACCAAGTGCGGGCAGAGTTTGCAGCTTGTTTTGCAAGCCATAATAGTTTCCTCCTAAAAAATCAGGGGCAGAGGTGTCTTACCCCTGCCCCGATGGTTCACCCGGTGTTATCGGGGAGTGTGTAGGTTAGCAGCAGCCGCAGCAGTTCACGCCCACGTTGGGGTTTGCCACCTGATAAGCGGGAATCGGACGAGGATTGACCCGGTTCAGGATGGTATCGGTCTGCTGGGACATCACGGTGGTCAGAAGCGCATTCTGCCGATCCTGAGAAGCCGCGAACTTCAGGCTCTGGTTCTCAGCGGTCAGAGTGGCAATCTTATCCTGTGTGAAGTAGTCCATCATGCTGCGGAAGTTGGCGTTGCAGTTGTCCACGATGGCACGGGCGTTGTCTGCGATAGCCTGACGGGTAGCGCAATCCTGCTGTGCAATGGTGTACTTCAGGTCGCCGATGAGCTGCTTGTTCTCGCAGCAGCAAGATGCCAGTTGCGTCTGGATAGCGGTCTGACCCGCCTGCCGTGCGTTGCCCTCCTGCATGATGGCAAGGCTGATGGCATTGTCGCCGTTGGATACGCTACGTTCCAGACCGTTCACGAGCTGTGCGTTCTGGTAGCCGAGCTGACAAATCGCCTGATTAGTACCAGCAAAGCCGCCCGCAACGGCAGCGTTGAGGGTGTTCATCTGTGCGAGCTGGTCATAGCCCAGAGAACAGATACCGCTCTGGATGCCAGCCAGAGAACGGGAAGTGTCCTGCTGGTAGAAGCCCTCAGACAAAGCCGCACGAGTATCTGCGCCGCCCTGACCGGTTGCGCCAGTGCCGACCAGATAGGGAATGTAGCTGTTCATGCCGTTGTCGCCGCCGTTGCGTCCGTTGCCGTAGTTGCCCCAGCCGAAAATGATGGCAAGGATGATAACCGCCCACAGACCTTCGTTGCCGAAGAATCCGCCGTTGTTATTGCCGCCGTCCTGCCCAGCCAGATAGCCAGTTGCAAAATCGTCCATAACAAAACTCCTTTCAGTTTTGCGTATGCTATCCCATCGCCGTGTGCGATGGGCGAAGCCAGATAAAAGCGGTTTTTATCAAGTCCGCAAAACTGAGAAGCGTTTCGCTTAGAGGGATGCTTTACCGGGGCAGCGTCAGGTTCAGGACGCTTGCCAGTTGGTTCAGGTCGATGCCCCGCTCTTTGGCGAGGTTCTGCGCCATCGTCCTGAGCTGCGTTTCGTTTTTGCCCTGAATCAGGTTCAAGCCCTGCATGATGGGAGCATTTTGCCCGCTCAACTGCTGGATAAGCCCCATCGGGTTCTGCCCGGCACGAGCCAGATTCGCAAGCTGCATAATAGGGCTGTGCGTAATCATATCAAACGGAGAGGACATTGTTATTCTCCTTTCTTTGCTGTGGCAGTGGGCTTAGAAAAGCTCTTCTGCCACTTTTCCAGTTCATCCAGCCTGTGTACGAGGGCGTTATACTCTTCAACAGGCACGTACTGCTGTGTAGGTGCAGCGGTCTGCTGTGCCTGTTGCGCCTGTATCTGCCGCCATGCTTCTGGGCTGTAAAACTCCTGCACATAAGATTCACAGGTATCCGGGTTGAGCCGCTTGCAGTAGATCACACCGCTCCGCAAGTCTGGGCAGTAGGTCGGTCTGCCGTACAGGTCAGACGGTATTGCCAGAAATTCCTCCCTGCTGGAAACAGGTCTGCCCAGTAACCAACCGCCGTCCTGTACCGACTGCTGAACAGGCTGCTGCCCATTCATTGGCTGCGGACGCTGCGGTTGTGCCTGTTGCATCTGCGTGTTGGGTAGGGGAGTGGCAAGCCCAACTGTACCCATGCCACCATAAGGATTGACAGGCTGCTGCGGAACGTAGGGCGCTCCGGGTGTCGGATAATAGCTCATAAAACATCCCTCCTTGTGCTCCTAGTGTATCGCATCAGCAAAAAGCGAAAGACAACGAACGTCAAACGAAGGACAAATATAAACTGATACAACTGCTACAAAACGAACAAAAAAATAAGGCAAAGTCTGGCGACTATGCCTGTATCACTTGTAGCAGTTTTGTGGTATAATTAGTATAGTAAAAGAAAACGGAGGCAACGAATATGGAAAACACCACTATCAAAAATCTCGGAAAGCTCTACCGCTTGCTGGATGAAGCCTGCAACTCCGACCGCGTGAATCAGGCAGACCTTGACAACGCTACGAGGTTTCCCGTGCGTGGCGTGATGATGAAAATTACGCTGGCACATAAGCTCCACAAGATGACCCCGGAGCTTGACAACGCCTGCGCTTACGTCCTGAAGGATGTAGACCTTGAGGACGTGGATAACAGCTTTGCGCTCAAAGCATTGCCGTTGCAGCAGCAGGGCATGTTCCAAATCGGGTATATGTCACCCGATTATAAAACGCTCGGCGTGTCTGCCGTAAAAATCAAAGCCGCTCGGGAAAACGCCGGGCTGACCATTCGTGCGCTGTCGGAGAAGACCGGGTTGTCTACCGCGACCATCCAACACGCAGAAGCCAGGAAACCTATCCGGATGACCACGCTCAAGAAAATTGCTGCGGCCTGCAACGTATCAGTAGAAGAGTTGCAAGGGTAAAAGAAAAGCGCCCACACGGAAAAATCCGCATGAGCGCTTAACTGTAAGGATGCACACATTGGAGTGCAATGCTAAGATACCACATCATCCAATATATGGCAATGATTTCGACAAAACTAGTAAGAATAAAACAAAATCCACCAGCCTAAAAGCTGATGGATTATAAGTGAGCGAGTAATCGCCCTGCCACCGAAGCGGCAAAATTGCGTCTCCCGCATGGTACGCACTGCAAGTAGGCGAGCAGGAGACTGTATCAAATATCCACCCTAATGCGCTTCTTCGAGAGGCCGGGTGGATTTGTTGATGTTATTATACCACAATCAATCCGTCACGACAAGAACCAGCGCAGGGCCGTTGACGCTGACCGCTACGTCCTGATAGGGCTCGACAACGGTCGTTTCCACGCCCTCGCGTTTGCGAAGCTCTGTAATAAGATTTGCGGTCGGAACATTTTCGATGCTCACGGTAAGCTCCTTTCGTCTAGCATTTTTTCAATGCCTTTCAGCCGGTAGCCTATCGCCGTCCGGCTGTAATGTGTCTGTGCCGCAATGTCCGGCAGCGGAAGCCGCTCAACGTACCGCAGTAAGGCTATCTTACGGTCTACCCTCCCAAGCGGTGCGTTTTTGATTGCGGCGGTCATCTGCTGCCGGTCAAGTCCTTGCAGGCACAGTGGCAGCACCACGCGAGCCGCCGCCACAGACAATACCGAGCCAGAAGGGCTGCGGCAGCTGTCCGGCGTTACGCACCATTGCGGTGACGTTACCGAGATGGTGGCAAATCTGGCCTTTAACGGCAAAAGTGCCGGCTTCATTCGTAAAAATGGCCTGTTTTAACCAATGTCGTGTGTACGTAGTGCTACTCATAGTCAAAACCTCACTGATTTTGCAAGGCCGCCTTCATGCGGTCGAAGAAAAACTGGATAACTTTGCCGATGGTCTCATCGGTGATGGCCCAGCTGATGAGCCTACCGTATTTGCTGGCACTCAGGGCGGCGCGAAGCATCTTGACGACCCACGCCTTGCGCTCTGCGCCGCGCTTCGTCCCCTGAATCTCCTGCTCGGCCCGCTCGATGAGGTCCAGCACCAGCGGCTTTACCGCTGCGCCATAGCCTAGCCGGACGCAGCCCAGGGCGTAAAAGATAAAACCGCCCAGCATCAGCACAAGGGCCACAGGGGCGGGGATAAGGTCAAAAAGCTTAGTTGCCAGTGCTACCATGATTGGTCACTCCTTTTAACAAATAATTGTCGATGTCGGTGCGGCTCTTTTGCATTCCCTCGCGGTTGTTGCCGGAGAGCTGGGCGTCCAGCAGATTGCGCACCCCGTCGAGGGTCAGACGGCTCACCTCGTCGATTTCTTCAAAGCGGCGCAGGTCACGGGCAAGGGCTTGTGTGTGCTGGAGCTGGCCCTGCTCTAAGGTGCCGATGCGCTTGTCCATCTCATCCAGCCGCTTGTTCTGCACGTTGTCCGGCTCCTGAGCCTTTTTGATGTACTTGTGGATGATTTCCAGCACCTTGTCAATGGTGATGGCCGCAGCACACAGGCTGCCAAGGATGCCAAGCACCCACAGCAAAGCTTCTTTTTCGGTCATGCACCCTCCCGGAGACGGGTCAGGCCCTTCTTACGGATGATTTTGGGGTAGTTGATAGTGGTGACGTTGAGGTCTACGTTGCCGGAGATGCCCGGCACGCTGCCTTTGCTGGTGTGCTGGTGGGCGTTGTAGTTAAACGTCACGTTGGGCGTCTTGCCGGTGTAGTCGGCCAGCCAGACGTCCCAGCGGCCTGCCAAGCGCTGCATGTCCATCTCATAGCTGTAACCCGTGTAGGTGTACAGCTGGGCGTAAAAGCCCATCCGCTCCACCTGTTCCAGCGCGTAAGCGGTAAGATTGGACAGGTCAAGCGTGGACAGCTGCTTGAGCTTGTTTTCCTCCACGTCCACGCACACGGGCATGGTGAGCTCTTTGCCGCGTACCGCTTCCCGCACAAGGGCCAGCTCTGCATCTGCTATAGCCTCGCTGGTGGCGTAGGTGTAGTAGTAGACGCCCACGTCCAGCCCAGCGGCCCGGGCGTTGCGGTAGTTACGCTCAAAGGTCGGGTCGATGTACAGTCCGTCTGCCCGCTTGCTGAGCTTGCGGTTGGTGGAGACCGTCTTGAGCATCGCCCCCTTGTAGCCAGCCGCTTTGACCTTGCGCCAGCCGTCGAGGGTGATTTTGCCCTGATACCGGCTCACGTCGATGTAGCGGTAGGGTGGTGCGCCCTCCCAGCCGGCCACAGTGTCCACTGTGGACACTTTTTCAAGAGCGGAGGCGTCCGGCTCCTCTGCCTTGTCTCCGGCAGCGTGAGAGAGGGCTGCCAGAAGCTTGGAGATAAAATCAAAAAGTGTTTTCATTCCACGCATCCTTACTGCCCAAGGGCTTCTTCGATTGCTTTCAGGTCGTCAGCGGTCAAGGCGGGGTAATCTGCCGCGATGTCCTCAAAGGTTTCGCCGTTGTTCAGCCGGATGCGGAATGCCCGCACCATGATGCGGAGCTTCAGGTTGTTTAGCGTCTTCATAATTTTAGCCTCCAATCAAATCGGCCATCATGAGTACGAGGTCATCGTTTGCAGCTTCAAGAGAGGTGAGCCGTTTTTCAGACTTGGCTTTAGCAGCTTCGTCCTCTGGAATTTCTCTCAAGATAAACTGCCACGTTCCGTCCGGGGTATCCGTTGGCTGCATGATTTGCACAAGCTCTGCATCGTGCAGGGTGTCTGGGTAAGCGCACCCGGTCATATCACCGTCGCTGGCGGCGATGTGGACTTCCGACAGCTTGCAGTTGAACATCTCTTCGGTGATCTCGGTTGCACTGTGGAACGTGTTGGCGCCGGGGTTCAGGGTCAAGCCCTCAATCAATTTCCCATTTGCAAGGGTGACTGTATAAGTTTTCATGACTATAAGACTCCTTTCTTTCAATCCTGCGGTACAGGCCCGCAGGATGTTCGATCAGCCGATCAGCCCGACAGCAGGCCAGACGCCATGGGCGTAGCTGGCACCGTTGCAGTACGCAGTGCCGTTGCCGCCGCAATTCGCAAAATTGGATGCCGAGACGACGTCTCGCAGCCAGCGCCACTGGTCACGAACGAAGCTCATCCACGGAGCCAGCCGGAAAAGGGGCAACTGGGATTTGTCGATCGTGTAGTTGCGGCAGGTGTTCCACGGGTCGGTGCCGTCCGGCATGGGCGAGAATTGCCGCCCGCCATAAACCATGTTCTCATTCATCAGGTCAACGGTACTGTCGTACCAATCGGAGCCAGTGGGCTTACCGTTTGTGACAGCGTTGACCAGATATTCGCGGTGGTTCAGGATGTGAGCAGAGCCAAAAGCAGTGTTGAACGTGGTCTTTGCCTGCGTCAGACCGTTCTTGTACAGGTCGGAACCGACGTAGCCGCCCTCGGTCGTGTTGGTAGGGTTGAACTTGTAGGTGTACAGCTGGCTGCGGGGAATGACTACGGCGTGATGGGTATTGCAGGCCGTGTCGCCGCACTTATACCAGTAGTCAAAGGCTGCGATGATGTAGTCTACGCCGTTGATAGTCCAGTAGTCGCCAAGAAACAGCCCATCGAAGGTGCCATTTTGAATAGCGGCCCACTGCTCGCTCGTGACGCTGGTGCCGAGGTATTTGAACCGGGGAAGGCAGTTTTTTAGCGCTGCGGCGCTTCCGCTCGTCAGAGCCCCTCGATTAAAGTAGCCCTCTAGCAGGTCGTTCAAAGTCGCCCGGTCTGTCTGGTTTCCTGCCACCACAGGGAGGAGATTGCTGGCCGGGTTCACATTTTTTGCCGAAAGGCTCGGCAGTTCCGTGATTTTTGCCATAGGTTCGCTTCCTTTCTTTTATTACAGGTCATGCGCTGGCACAACCAGATACCAAAGCTACGCACTCAAGCGCCGCCCCCGATTCCGTGGTCAGGACGACCCCACTTTCGGTGCTCAGGCTCACGGTGCGTTCCTTCAGGCAGCTGTTGACCAGCGCCGACAGTAAAAACGTATCCGCTTCATGCTGCTTACGCAGGGCATCCAGCTCAAATTGTAGGGAACGGATAACCACGAAGGAATCCTGGAGCTTTGTCTGCATTTCCGTATATTCATCGGGAATGGAGGCCAGAACTCTTTCCGCTGCTTCCTCGCTGGCTTTTGCAACCTTTTCGCTGGACGAAGCCGCTTTTTCGCTAGCCAAAGCCTTGCTTGCGCTCGCACCTGCTGCCTTTGCATCGTTCGATGCAGAGCTTGCGCTGGAAGATGCAGCAGATGCGCTTTTTCCGGCCGCAGCCTCGCTGGCTTTTGCGTTCTTTTCCGAAGAAGAAGCCAAAGCGGCACTTCGTTCTGCGGCGGCTCTGGCCACATCTGCGCCAGCAACATCCGAAAGAGTGTTCAGTGTGTTGGCGTTCATGGGGGTGCCTTCCACAATGGGCTCATCGTTCCGAATCAACGTAATAATTTCCGAAGAACCGTCCGACTTTTTCATAGTCCAACGGCCCGGGTATTTTGCTTTTCGGTCAATAAACCGCATAGTATGGTTCACCTCCACAAATTGGCTCGGAGCAGTAAAGCGTGTAATCTTTGGCTATACTTTCGATGTCAGAAAGTATCTTTTCGACCTGATTTATCACACCAAATTTCATAGAAAGAGATTCCGGTACATCCGGAGTAGAGCTTGTTCCGCTGCATTTTGAACGGATGGCTTTCACGCTGGCTATCCAACGATTGGCGTCCTCTGTGGTAAGATAGCTGTTCGGCCCCCATTCGGGGGTAGACGTTCCGGTGAAAGTGATTGTTCCAGAAAAAATCATTTTGGCGTCATCGCCATAGTAGGCGCTGCCGTGTGCAATGTCGATGTAGTCGTTTGCTACGACCCAAGATGGCTCGACAGAGGGCGGATAGAAGTTGTTGGCGGCGGCGAAATAGAGCTGATATTCGACGCCCTTTTCCAGCACGATACTGCCCATGTCCAGCACTACATCATTATAGCCTTTGACAAGGTCGATGGACTTGTCTACTAGGGCGGTCTCGGTGCCGTACTTGCGCAGGACGGTGCGCATTTTGCCTGGCATGTAGCCCTTGACGCGGAATCCCAGCGAGCGGAGCGGCAGGCCCGCTTTCTTAGCAGTCAGCGGCATGAAGAACTCGGACTTGGAGGGATAAGTGTCCCACGCAGGGATGTTGCCGGAAGTATTAAGCGCCGTCACGACCGAAATCGGGTCGATAGGAAGTTTCACTCCGACAATGTCAGCAAGCTCTTTCATGCCCTGTTCGATTCGTGCATAGTCAGTGTAACTGAGCGCTCCTTTCATACCGGAGGCCCACTCCTGCTGTTCAGCCGTTGTCCATGTACCGGTTCTTGCCTTTGCGGTCAGCTCTTTGACCCGGTCTACATCTGCCTGCGTTCGGTCTGTAATCCACTTTGCCATACAATCACCTCTTAAAAAATCAGTTTGCCTTTAGCGTCAATGGAAAGAGACTTTGGGACGGTAAATGCAGGGTGAACGACATTGTCATATTTACGAGGACCCTCGTCATTCGTAGCATAAGAAATCGTCTCTGCGTTGCCATTCACTTGTAACGTAGAATCATACGCGACGTATGCGTTTACAAGTTTGCTGACCAGCAGAGGTCGCCAGTACTTGTTGGCGCTTGAGCTTGTGCCAGCAATATCATAGAGCATCTGAAGCGAGTACAGATAAGGAGTTCTTGTCCAAATGGAACGCCCTCTCTCAGAACCTTCCATGTCGGAGGCGAGCATTGTTTTCAGGATTTTGGATGCATTCTGCAATGGAGTGCCTTCGTTGTGCTTATAGCTCGGGCTGCTAGTTGTCCAATTCGGGGCATCAGAACCTTCCGTGTCGTATCCAAACTCATGTTTGGAAAGAAGGAAAACACTTTCGGCCATCGTGGATACCCTGCTGCTGCCAGAGTTACAGTAAGAATCGGAGAAGCCCGGGGTGTAGTAGATGGTTGTCTTGTTGATAGCTTGCTTTTGAGCATAACTGAACGAGTTGAAGTAGTCGCCGTTAAGCCAACTGCTCACGTCGCTGCTGGCATAAGTAGACCATGTAGAATTCCAAGCCATGATAGCCGCGTAGTGTTTTCGAACCAAAAGCGTACGTCCTGCCCCGTTCAGCTCGCTTTCGTAGTTGTGCTTCGCAACGATGAACTCAGCCACGTTGCCGCCCTCGTCCATAAGAACGGTGTTGCCCTCTGCAACATCAAACAGGTTGTACGATGTTGTAATGAAAGAGCATTTCGCGGAGACGTTGCCCACAAAGGCAGTGACAACAGCCTTGCCCGGAGAATTCCACTTGACTTGACAAGTGGATTTTCCCTCTGCGTTTGTCAGAACGTGAAGGGAGACGATTCCTTCGGGAGAAGCTGCCCAGTTGATTTTGGGAGAATCAATGGTAGCAGGGGACAGGGTAGCGGAAAGAACAACGGAATCACCCCAGTCAAGCTGTTCGCTGGCATGGTCAAGAGACAAAGCCTGAGCATCTACCATCATGTACCCTTCTACAGTACCTTTGAAGCACCCATTAAAGGTGTATTTTGCATTGGTCACCAGCAAGACGGCATCGTAATTAAACTGATGGTGAATCTTTACCATATCAAGAGCGTCAACGATAGGGCTTGCCCGATAAGTAAGAGAAGCTTTGCGACGATTGGAAAGGACTCCATAAGACTCCGTAAGGGCATTTCTGGATTTTGCAAGGATGTCCTTTGTGAGCATAACATTGCTCAGAGTCTGGCTCACACCTTTGCCAGAAGGGCTTTCGGGATAAGCGTAGGTAGCGCCACCTACGGTGGTCACCACGTTGAGCATATTTTGAGCAAAGGTGATTTCCGGCCAAGAATAATTGTTCAGCACAGGAATATCCAATACCGAGTCAGAGGCGACAGAACCGTACACACGGTTAATCTTTATTACGCCATCACGAGTCTGGTACAGAGCCATTCCGGCCGCATTGGCGGCAAGCTGCAAAATATCGGAATTGTGATAAGCAGACCCATCGCTCGTGATGTCCGTAGAGTAGTCTTTCAGTTCATCAGAGATTTCTGCTGTGATTCCGTCTGCCTCAAGCTGTTCTAACGCATCGTAGCACATCTTGTATAGTGTGCCGTATTTTCTTCCGGTGTACTTCGTGCTGGATAGATACAGGAAAGCGTCTCGCGCCTGAAAGGACGCCTCAATGCTGTTGGCGGGGACGCTCCACTCCGACAGGAAGAACATTCCTCCGCTCACCCATTCGGTCTTCCCGTCAACATCCATTCCATAACGAACAGTGACAGGCTGGCGCTCATAGATGTACTTGTAAATCCCTTGAGGGTTTACGGAGTCCCATGTGCGGTCGCTGTTATCAAGGCTAAAGGAAATCGACTCCTGAGAAAGCTGCCCGGAGATAGGGTCTCTTGCAGAAGAATGGCTGTAGGACAAGATTTTGGTCTTGTCGAACACCAGATACCTTCCGATTTTCACTTGTTCGACCCTTACTCGGCGGTTAGGGAGACACCACTTCAGCACCTCAATCTCTACGGCATCAAACCCGGAAAGCTCTACATCAACATCAGAACGGACGGATTTGTTTCCGTTTACGGTCACAGTTTTTAACCTGTTAGTCCCAAGATATGCGCTGACCGAAAAATCTGTAGCGTATTCTTCAAATACCGTAGACCAGCAAATTGAAACTCCGGGAATCGAGGACTTGCTCTCACTCGGAAGCTCAAGCCGGATAACAGGATGGTTTGAATCGTCAAAAATCTTGGCGCTCAAAAAACCAGTAGTTCCATACGGAGGGGAAGAAGGAACAATGGCGCAACTTCCGTCAAGAACAGTGAGATTAAGCTCTCCTGTGGAATACCTCGAAATGGAAGCGTTATTGGAAAGCGCAATACTGTGAAAGGTGGAGAACGGGGCTGCCGATGACGTGACGATGGTAGCCTTTTTGTTGATACCCGGTTCAGTAATTCCACAGGTAATCTCTACAAAAGATTCCGGGACAAGGGTTTCGTTAAATTTTTCTTTCCACTTATCGGAGACTTCAACCATGTGTCATACCTCCACAAGAGAAAGTTTGCACCCTGTCCATCCCATAACGCCACCGGTTTTCGGCCCTCTACGCCACATTCCGCCGGTGCGGTCGGAGACATACATCTGACGGGTGGTATAACCAGCTGTGGCTTGGTTATAGAATTTAACAGTGCAGTAAAAATTCGTGGTAAAAAGGCTCAAGATGTCGGCCCACTGCCGTGCGGTGAGGTAGTTCCAAGACATGGAGACCTTTGCCACATCATGCCGCACGACAGAACCAACAACCTTTCCCTGAACATTTCGGCCAGAGTCTACGATAGTACTAGTCGTTCCCTCATAAGAGGATGGTTCCGGCAGCTCTACGCCATTCACCGTAACCAGGGCAGGAATATTGGCCATCTGAACCATCCTTTCTTAATAGGAATAAACTTCGGTACCCATAATAGACACGCCACGTTCTTTCTGGGTCTTTTCAACAGAAGCGGTGAGCTGCTTGCTATCAAGGTACACTCTTACATCTCTTCCATCAGAGATTTCCTCTCCATACCGCTGCCAGATGTCGAGAAATGCATTGTAGCAGCCGTTGTACACAGCATCTCTCATCTCTTCGGAGTTTCCACTTGCGGCAGAATAAGTGCCACTATAGGAAGAGCTGGATGTCGAGGAATTGTAGCTAGAGCTTCCAACATACTGAGATGTATCGCTGTAACTACTGGTAGAATGGCTACCACCAAGTTTTGATACGATTCCAGCGATTGCAACACCAAGGGCGGCGGCAGCAGCAAGGGCTACGATTCCAGCGGGAATGCCAAAAACCGTAGCGCTGAGGGCGGCGCCCACAGCAGAAAGCATTCCCGCCACTGCGGTTCCGATGGTGCTTACCAGCCCGGCAAACCCAGCGAAAATTGTCGGGAAAGAACTGAGCAAGCCGCCAGACAGCGCAGCGCTGATTGCTTTAGCAGCCGTTGCGAGAGGAGACTTCACGTTTCCGAAAGCCTGCGTAATACCAGAAAGCATCGTCTGAGTTTCAGAGGAAACCTTTCCGAAATTCTGAGTCAGTGCGCTCACCAGATTTTTGCCAATGGTAGCGGCTGTATTCAGCAGAGAAGAAGCTTGGTTTTTCAATTCTTTGCTCAGTCTGCCAAGCAAATCGCTTGCAACGGACTTGACGCGTTTACGCTGCTCATCGCCTATAGCGCCCCAAATGCCAGCGGCAATGGTAGTGCCGACCGTTTTCCAGTCGCCACTCTGCGCGGCCTGAATGAAGGTCTGCACTGTGCCGAAGAAGTCGGTCTTGAGGTTGTTATCGAGTTCGCCCCACTTAGAGTCTAGCCCGGAAATGATGCCGTTGACGTAACTTGTGCCGCAGTCAATGCCATAGTTCGCCATCTCTTCGCCCTTGAGCTTGGTGGCGTCTACAAGTTTATTCATAGCATCGTTGACGTAACCGAGAGAGCCAGTGATACCATTTGCAAGGCCTTGGTCGATGTAAATGCCAAACTGCTCAAAGACCTTAGACGGAGAGTGAATTTCAGTATCGGTCGTGAACTTGTCAATGATAGCTTTTGCAAGGCCGCCGACAGTTTTCTTGGCAGTCTCGACTCCGTTATTGATACCATTGATAAGTCCTTCTACGATATTCTTGCCATAGTCAAGAAATTTTTGTGGCAGATTTTTTATGGTATCAACAAGGCTGTTCCAGGATTTATCCCAGTTAGTCTTGAATCCAGACCATTTCTGATTCCACCACTCGCCAACACCTACAAACCACTGCTTCAGCCCTGCGCTGGCTTGGTCGAGTGCTTGAATGGGATGCTGCACAAACCCGGGAAGGCTTTCCCACGCGGTCTGAAAATTGGTCTTGAAGCCTTCCCACTTTTCATTCCACCATTCGCCGACGCCAACGAACCATTGCTTAAATTCGGCACTCACTTTATCAAGTTGAGAAGTGATTTTATCCCAATTTTGATAGATGGCAATTCCAACGTCAGTCATTGCACCAACAATCAGGCCGATTAAAGCGCCGATACCCGTACCGATTGGGCCGCCAAGAGAGCCGATGATTGCACCAATGCCTGTGCCAGCCATTGTCGAGCCAAGCGGAATCAAAATTCCGTTTAACGTGTTTAAGCCATTTTCGACAGCATCGTAAACGCCCGTTACAAACATAGGTATGCCGGTTACTACTCCGCCAACTGCTGCTCCAATAATCGCGCCAGCAGTAGAGCCGCCAGCCGCTTTAATGGCCGTGCCAACAGCAGTATTACCAAAGCCGGTCACGATAAACTGAGCAATTCCTTTGCCAAGAATGGCTGCGCCTGTAGTTCCAATCAAAGCGCCAAGAACAATTTCAGCGAAATTCTTTCCATTTACGCCATTTTCAATCGCGTCTTTAATGCCTGTAATCTCAAGAACAACGCCCACCGTAAAAACGCCAAGGCCCAAAACAATGGATTTCAGTGCGTTCATTTTGGAGATAGCGTCCACAATATCCGTAATAAGATTTGTGAGTTTCCACGCGGCAAGGGCGGTTGCTACAGTCGCTATAAGAGGAAGCATACTTTTGATTTTCTGCTTCATCTCATCAATAGATGTGCCAACATAGTTCTTGAACATATCGTAGCCGGACAGGTCTACATCACCCAAGATATTGCCAGCAGATGCGCCGCTGCCAGAACCGGAACTCCCCTGTGTGGGGTCAATTATGTTCAACTCATCAAAACCCATCGTGTAGTCCTTGAGGGCTTTGGCGGCTTTCTTGGTGGAGTCTGCCGTGTCATCCATTGCGTCACCGATGCCGCCAACGCTATCAGCGCTCTTGGTGAAATCAGTAAACACGACCTTCACACCCATCAGCTTTGCCACCCACTCGACAAACTCTCGAATGAGCTGAACAGCGGCAATCAGCGGGGGAAGAATGGATTTCAGGGCGGGGTAGAGCAGAGAGCCGACAGATTTTGCCAACATATCAAGCTGTGCTTTCAGAATCTTGATCTGGTTCGCAGGACTCTGGATGGTCTGTGCAAGGTTGCCCTGCACGTTGGCAGTCTGCTTCATAATGGCAATATAACGCAGAACTGCCTTATCTGCCTGAGACAGACTAGAAACCTGTTTGTTAAAGCCTAAAGCTAGAAGCTCCTGCTGTAACCGTGCCTGAGACAGGTCGACACCCAGACGGCGAATAGGCTCAATCTCGCCAGAGATTGCGGAGGACATTGCAGTAAAGGTCTGCGCAACGTCCTTGTTCCAATAGGAACCTTCGTCATAGGCAAGCTGAGTCAGGTTCTTGGACAGAACGTATGCCTTGTCGCTGGCCAGACCAAACGAAGTACCCAAGCTCTGGATGGTAGCCATGTAGGTCATCGCTTTGGTTGGGTCAACTCCAAGCAGACCTTGCATCTTGCTAATGAGCGCATCGGCTTCACCGCTCAAATTGCCCATAGCATTATGAAACAGGTCTGTTGCTTCATAGAAGTCGTTGAACTTTGCAACGGCATTGCCAAGATATTCAGCAATGGCTTTCAGCGAAACCAGCTTTGCCATGTTTCGCATAAAGCCGTTTATCTGATTGGACAGACTGAGATAGCTCTTACGCTGCTTTTCGTTGGCTGCGGTCACGCGGTTTGCCTGTGTGACCACTTTGCTCAACTGCGGAGGGAGCTTTGCAAAAGCATTGCCCACCTTGTCAAGCTGAGATGCAAGGGGAGTAAGGGCGGCAGACAGTTTTTGGCAAGCAGTAGAAAAGTCACCCACCGTCTTGCTATCCAGCTTTTGCGCAAGGTCAGGAATCTTGTTGAGCTGATTCAAGACGCTTCCGAGATTTTTCAGATTGCTAAAATCCAGAACAGACAACGGAGCAAGACCATTCATCAACTGTCGGGAACTTTCGGCAAGCTGTGTGTAATCAGCTTTGTTTGCTTCAGACACTGCTTTCGGGATTCGGCGCAAAAGGCTTACAAAGCTGCTCAATCCTTCCGGCGCAGTGACGGAAGGAAGATTATTGAATCCGTTCAAGACGGGCTTCACATCGCCAATGTCAGAACTGATGCCCTGCACACCGCTGACCGCTTCCGGGATTTTTTTGATGGCGTTGATGGCACTTTTCAAGCCTTTTGGGTCTTGAACGGTAGCCATAAGGTCAAAAGCATCCGTAACATCGAGCAGGGTATCAACGCTATCAGAAAGAGCGCCCATGCCGGTAAGGGATTCCGGAAGTTTAGCGATGCTCTTTGCCAGTGTACTGATGCCCTTTGCGCTTTCACTTGTATTGACCTTGCTGATGCCATCAATGAACCGAGTAACGCTTTCAAGACCGCTAAAATCTCCCTGCGCGGACTTTAACGCAGTGAGGGAATTGGTGAGCTTATCCAACCCATCAATCACCTTCGACACGTTGCCCTTTGTCCGCAAATTAGAAATGGCGGTAGCGAGCTTGTCGATATTAAGCTCCGCACCGCTGGATTCCGCAGAGATTTCTACGGATAAGCTCGTAATATCAACATCAGCCATCGCTACCACCATCACTTTCCATCATAGAGAACATCATTCTCTTGATTCGCTCCTGCGCCTCAACTGCGCGTTGGTATTCATACTCGTCTTTCTCCTTTTGGGTAAGGGGAATCGGCCTATCCATGTACTTGATGGGGCTAGACCCTTTCTTTCGGAACATATTGCCAACCGTAGAGGAAAGCGCAGATGCCATGTAAAATCCGTTTCTCCACGCTTCCGTGTTGGCTCTGCGTTCCCGCAGTTCCTCTGCGTCACGGTAGACCTTTGCCAGCCAGACATCGCCGTGCCAGAACTGCTCGTAGGTCATGCCGATGGAGATGTAATAGGCTTCTACATCGTGGAACAGCTTGGAGAAGGAGAATGGCTCTTCCTCTCCGTCTGTTTCTTGAGATTGTGCGGTTACACAATCTCCCACGTTGCGTTTTTTGCGGTCTTGTCCTCAGTATCAGTTGCCAGCAGGGACTTGGAAGCGTCCATGAACATCTCAAGCAGCGCAGCCATCAGCTCTTCCTTCTCATCGATATGGGCAAACATTTCGTCCACGACTTTACGCTTGATGCCACGATTCCGGGCGATAAACGCGCCGTAGAACAGGGCGCGGGAGTTGGACAGCAGGTTGGTCATCTGGGTGTACTGGCCAATCTGAAAGCCTGCACGTTCGGTAGCTTCCACGCTGTCACGGGTGAAAGTCAGCTCATAAGTATTCTTGCCATCGGGGGAATGAAAATTGATAACCTTTGCAGCCATAATAAATGCTCTCCTTTATAAATAGGGGCAGAACCAAATCCAATGTTCAGTTCTGCCCGGTTTGATTGATTCGATTTTTGCGGTTTAGCCGCCGTTGATGGTCAGCGCCTTAACGAACTTCGGCTTGGTGTGGAAAATGCAGTTGATGGTCATTTCCACAACCTCATCCACGCCAAAGCCGGACAGACCAACCTGATGCATACCCTGCCAAGTGAAGCCGGAGCCGTCCTGCATCTTAATTGCATAGTACTTGTCGGGGTTCTCTTCGGCAGATTCATCGTAGCCAGCTTTCTGAACCGATTCGTAATCTTCCTTGTTGTAGTTTGCGGTAAACGCCTTAATATCGGACTGGTTAATACCAAAAATCTGCTTCTGCATCGGATCGGACAGGGTGGTGGCATCCAGAAGGTTCGGATCGGAAATCATATCCGGGACATCCTTGATGTCACACAACTTCGTCAATGCAGACTCGGTAGCACCACAATACAGGGTGGTATTCAGACCGGAGATAGCAGTACTCATAGAATGTTTACCTCCTTAGTTTCGGTAAATCATTCCGTCCTCTCCGATTGTTGCCCCATAGCTGCAATCAATCCGATAGACGGAATTGTTGTACAGCCCATTCAACGGGGCAAACGATTTTCGATAAAAATTGAGCGGTTCCAATACAGAATCCACGATGCCCACAATAGAGCGGGCTTCCGCAATGCGTCCGCTTGTTTTGTTGGAATAGACACGCACACGCAGAGAAACGGCAGCATACTTGCTTCTGCTGGCAGAATCCCGATGAACCGGGAGGTTGCTGTTTTCCTCTATCTGCACACACGGAAACTTCTTGACGTTGCTGTCGTTGATTTCACCAGTGACGAAGATGCCGGGAACCTGTTTCCGAAGTTCGGTCGCAACAGCCGTGAAGATGGAATTGAAATAATCAATCAACTATTCCAGACCTCCCTCCACGTTGCTTCTACCTGAGAAGCCATTTCCTCAACAGCCCCCCACATAGCCATAGCCGGTTCGTTACCGCTGGTGTAGTTCAACTGGCCCTTGCCATCGACCTGCTTAACAGGCGTTCCGGCGTTTCCGGATTCGCCGTAGTAATACCAGCGGCGTTGTGCGCCATGTCCTTTACCATAGGAGCCATGCGCACCGACACCGGGCGGAAGTTGTCCGCCATATCCGTTATGATGTGCGCCAGTGCCAAACTCGATAAAGGCAACTGCCTTTCCGTGAGCTACAATCGCAAAGCCATTAGGTGTCTGTACAGGGTCGCGCTCAACCGTAACATCGTTGTCTCCAGCGTACTGTGCGTTAGCAAACTTCACTGTTGCAACGTCAATGCCTTTTTGAGCCAACGCCATCGCAAACTCCTGTGCTTTTTGATTCAGGGTGGTCTTGTACTCCTGTATCTGACGTTCCGCATCACGAAGTCCGGCATCGCTCAACCTCACTTTAATTTTCACTTGCGGCCACCTCCTTCAGCGCATACAACGTGTCCGTGATATGCTCTGCGACCTTGACCACAATGTAGTTGAAGGGCTTTGAAACGTCCGTCTGAAACCAAACGTGCGTACCCTCATAAAGTGGAGTGTTATGCTTTTTGCTGGACGAACTGACCACATAGCTGTAATCCGTGAACGCTCCAAAAGGGCTTGCCTCAGCAGAACCAGTAGGAGGGCTGACGTTCAACATCAGCTTTGCGGGTTCACTCCACGATTCGTATGCCGATTCGCCAGTTTCGTTTCCCCATTCGTCCACAACAGGCTTTTTCTCGCCGACCGGGTTTGAGTACCACAGTGGGCGTTTATCCAGCGGGCTACCATTGAACATCAGCCGATAACACCTACTCTCGGAACCACTTCATTCAGCAGGGACTGCGCCACATCAGAGCTTTCCCACACACGAGTAATGCCGTTGTTGGTATAGCTCGTTTGTCCGTTTGCTCCGATGTGGTTGTACAGTTCCGCTGCGATGCGTATCTGCAACGACTGATACTGCAAGGGCAACTCGTCCGGCCTGTTGCCGAAAGGGTAGCCCTGTGCAAATATCTTGTCTTTGGCGAAATCAAGCAGCAGGTCGAAGAGTGAGTAGTCCTCGTCCGTGACTTCACGGTCAAGTGCAGGAGCAATGTACTGCCCCAGCTTGACTGCCGCTTCGGAATACTGGTCTCCCATGCTGCTTTCCTCCTTTCGCCTTAGTAAGCCTTGATGCAGTACACAGCGTCCATGCGCTCAAAGGACGGCAGGACGATTTCAGAAGCATAGATGTTAGTGTTGACAGGATGCACGGTCAACTCGGTGGTAATGGCAACGCCGGTGTTCACAATGGACACGGATGCGCCGGACTGGCCGGACATCAGATCGGCTTCCTCAGGGGTAGTGCCATACCAAGTCGTACCGAGTTTGCCATCAGGAGCCAGAACAACATAACCGTCAGGAAGATATTTTGCGGTGTCACCACCGCCTTCAGGACGATACTTCTTGTTGTAGGTGAAAATCTCAAGGCCAGTTGCCTGACGAACAACTTCCTTTGCTTCATTCGCGGTGAGAACGGAAGTGGTTCGATTGTTGATGGTAAGGAATCGGTTCTTTACTTCATCAGCAGCAATCATCTTCGCGAGCGTAGCCTTGTTCATAAAGACGCGAGTGACTTCTTCACCAGTTGCATCATTGACAGCATCGGCCGCAGCAATCAGGTCAGAAATAGGCGTAGCAGAAGCGGGAGTGTCCCACTTTGCGGAAGTTGTCAGTGCCTTGTAATTGCTTTTTTTCCACGTTCCATCAGGGTCGTAATTGTAAGTGTAGTTCACACCGTTTGCCTTGATGGTGATGCCGGGAGTGCCATTTGCAGGAGCCAGCAACTGCCAAATCATACGTTCAGGCACGATGCGTGCGCCGGTGACGAGATCGCTTACATCATCATAAATGCGCTTCACAACGTCACGGGCATAGGGGTCGTTGCTGTCGAGAACACGCAAGATTTCCTGACGGTCTTTCTCACCCAGATGGTAGCCCTCACGGAAGAACGGCATCTCGGTCTCATCGAACTTGAAGCCCTCACGGGTGCGGAACGTAGCCTTTGCGTCAAATGCGCTGGGCATCAGAGACACGCCAACACCCTTGTGGCCGCGAATCCACTTCAGGTCAAGACCAGCCTTTTTCTGAGCGGGGAACAGTGCGTCAGATGCAAAGGGCATCGCATTAGTAGGGTCATTCGTCCAATAGGCGGCAATCGCAGCCGGGGCAAAGACTTCCTTAAGATTCAGTGCCATGTTGTTTTACCTCCTATTAAGCGTTCACGCTGATGTTGTCACGGCAGAAGATGCCAGGAACGGCAGTCTTGAGTGCCTTGATTGCGTCAGCGTCAAAGGTGAAGCTGGAACTTGCCGCTGCCTTCTTGGTGTCGATAACACCACGAATCAGCAGGGCGGCGTTGGGGTTCTCTTCCGGGTCAACGTCATACAGTAGGATGCCGTCAGCGTTGATCGTCTTAGAACCAGTCTCGCCAGCAGCAACAGCTTTCTTGCCAGCCAACGTCATGGGATAGCCAGCCTTAACCGCAGCAGTTTCGGTCACGGTAAAGGGAATGGCGGTGTAGTCATTGGAAGCAAGGATGGTATCGTTGATTCCGTTGACCGTGTTTCGGGTAAACTTCATGTTTTCCTCCTTGTTAATGGAAAGCACTCATTGCGTCACTCGATGCCTTAGAAGTATTTACGTTCTGCTGTGCAAGGCTCTTAGCAAACGCCACGCCTTCGCTGTCAGAGCCGCCCTTGCCATCCGCACCCGGAGGCGTGGGCATATCCTTCAGCAAAGAAGCCTTGTATGCGGTGTCATGGGCGGTCATAAATTCCGATTGGAACTTAAACACCTTGTCCATGTCGCCGTCAGCCAGCGCAGATGCAGCCTTGCCAGCCAGTTCAGCGTCATAACCCTGTGCAACGAACTTTTCACGGTAAGATGCAAGGGTTTTTTCCTTGACGAGGTTTTCCTTGTCAGCAGTCAGGGCTTCAATCTGTTTCTGCATTTCTGCCAGCTTGTCAGCCTGTTCCTGTGCGGCGTTCTCGTCATCGGTGCGCTTTGCCTTGAGCTGCTTCTTGTACTCGGCTGCTTCACCGTTGGCTTTCGTTACGGCGTTGCGCAGCTTCTCGACCTCTGCGCTAGGGTCTGCAACCTTTTCAAGCGCAGAAATGATTTCATCGGCGGTCATGCCCTCTTTGTAGGCATCACCAAGTAACGCTTTGTAGTTCATATTGTTAATTTCCTCCTGCGTTTTTTTACCGTTGCTTCCCTGCAACGCTGCGAAATTTGTATCCCGGCTTCCCTGCCGGAATATGCAAAGGGTTATTCGCCCTCTGTTTCTTTATTGCTATCGGTAGACTGCTTGTCTCGGCTTCGGTGCTTTCCCATCCTCGCCCAGCTTGCCAGCGGCAATCAAGAACGGTTTGCTCATTTCGTAAGCAGCCTGCGGGTCAGGGAACAGACCGGGCGTTGTGAACGCCAACTGCGGGTCAATGCTCTGGCTAAGCATCTGTGCGAAAATCTGAACCTTGCTCTGCTGGTTATCGTACTGACGGCGGGGCAGTTTGATGTTGATGTCACTTGCCATCAGCTTAGAGCCAGCCGTATCACGCAGGATTTTCAGCATTACAGACAAGCTTTGGCGTTCCGAGAACTTGAACATATTCTCATACTGCTGCGCCCTTGCTTCGGTGTGATTCCAACCGTTACGAACGATAACTGCGCCCACGTTGTCAGACGTTGCGTTTTCACTGCCAGTGGCACTAGGCATAGCAGTCAGGCTGCGGTACACGTTCAACATGGAATCAAGCAAGGTCTGGCTCTGCTGCTGGTCAAGCTCGTTTGCAAGCTGTGCGACCGAAGCTGGCTGACCGGAAGATGACTTCAGGCACATTGCGCCCATAGCCTTAACAGCTTTTAAGGCTTCTTCGTCCACAAGGCAGTTGGTAAACACCATGATGGACTGAATGAACTGTGCCACGCCGTCCAGACGGTTGCTTTCAAGGTCGTTGATGGCATCCAGCACAGGGATAGCCGGTTCAAACAGACCCATGCGCTCCGGGTTGAGCTTGTATTCGACCATCGGAAGCATCCCCAGAGAATGGCTTTCAGATTTTGTGATCTTGCCGTTGTCGATTTCAAAGTACTGGTTTGGCGTGTACACGCAAATCAGGTCGTTCAGGTCATTCTGATAATTGCGCGGGATATGCAGCACGTTGGCAATCGGCTTGTGACCGATGCCGGAGTTGTAAATCACATACGCCATGTCAGGGTCTGGAACGTCCACCAGCAGGGGTGTTTCGTCCGGGTAGTTGCCGCCATACCCCTTGTCAGGAAGAACGATGCGGTATCCCTGTCCACACTCCAACATCCACTGCCAGAGCCGCCGATCAAGCGCGTCCTTGCCCTCATACTGCAAGGCGTTAGACAGCCGGGCGATTTCCTCACCGTCACCTGTTGCCGTTTCAGACCGCACATAAGAGCAAGGCGTGCCGCTCATGTAACCTGTGTAAAAGCCCACGCATTCATTGGCGTGGTTCTCTACAATGCGGTTGGTGATTTCAGCGTGGTATTCCTTCGTACGGTGGAGAACAGGCTGGCTACCCAAGTAGTAGTTGTGCAGAAAGCGAATCTCGTTCTTATTTAGCAGATGAATAGGCTCCGCCTTGCCCATGACCACTTTCAGCACGTTCTCCCGATTGATTTCCGTCTCCGGCGTTTCAATCGGTCTACGTCCGGTCAGCGGCTTATTCAAGAATCCGTCAACAACCATCTGATACTCAGCCATGTGTTCCTCCTTTCCGGCAAAATAAAAAGCGCAGCAAGACAAACCTGTTAAGGTCTATCTCACTGCGCCAAAACTGCGCTTCAAAAGCTATTTACTTTTCCGGTGGATGGATGATTTTCACCCATCCTTCCCTTGTATCTCCTTCGATAATGCCCTTGCATCTGTCGCACTTGAAATGGTATCGTCCGTCTACTTCGCCAAGATAGCGGTTGCAGCGGACGTTCTTATAGATTGGATTCTGCCTGATACAAGGGCAACAGATTCTAACTAGCATGAGCACTCCTTTCGTTGAATTTCTGGAAACAGGCTGTTTAGCACAGACCTGTCAGAAGCTACTGGGAAACTGTTCGCACTACCAGTCATGCTAGGCTCTGACTTGTCGGGTGTCAAAAGCCACGATTGCCCCGACTGGAGCAAATCGCTGATGGACACAGAAGATGGATTTGAACCACCGACCTTCGGGCTATGAACCCGACGAGCTACAAAACTGCTCCACTCTGTGTCATGTACCCGGCTTGATTCATCGTTGCTCTTTGAAATGGTAAAATGTCACAAAACCCATTTCATCGAGAGCCGGGAATAACGATTGGAGGTTGTAAAAGGAAAATTTCCATGAAAACAGAAGTGAATCGTTGTGCTGCGTAACGGAATCGAACCGTTGCTTGCCAGCAGTGGGGGAGACAGACTGGCATTCCCCAAACAATTGGAAACGCAACATATAAAGCCCGGTGAAGGCGAAAGAGTGAGAAAACCTCCACCGGTGAAAGGAGGAATATGCTTGTTGACACGCACGCGAGTAAAATGACAAAACCTCGCGTGCAAGCTATTCCTTTAAGGGAAGTTGCAAAACTTCCTGCGTACATTATAAGCCTTGTCAAGTGATGAAATCAAATAAATAGACCCAGCGAACACAATATATTGTGTTTTTAATCAAAAAGGCCTCTTGACAGGCTCGATTTTACTGATTCCGTTGTAAAGTTCATC